GGTTTTCCGAAAAATTCATTTAGTAGCATAGTGATATTTATTTAATTTAATTCTTCCAGGTAATATCCGCAACCAGGATATGTTGGTTGTAATATTAGATTTTTTACTGTTGGATATGTTCTACATCCGTTGGGTCTGGTTTCATATATCTTACATCTGCGAAAAATTTCATCAAAATGTTCACACCACTGTACAGTATATTCTGCATTCCCTGGCTTAAAAACTTTAACCTTACAGCAACTTCCACCGCAATCTCCAAAGGGATCACAAGAACCTTTTACGACAGGGTTAATCCAGATAGCTTTACTCATTATACAAAGGCAATATAACTGACGTTGAATGCAGCAGCATCAATGTTGCCGTTACTACCATTATAGATTTCTACGCTTAATGTGTTGGTGGCACTTGCCCATGCACCTTTAATAAAGTAATCTTTATCTGGCATTTGTGCAGCTGGAGTAATAATAACCTTGTGACTTGTAGTTAGTCCTGTTATCGTAAATGTTTGTACCACTGCTATTCCTTTACTAATAGTAGTTGGGTCCATGGACAATGTTCCAGCTAATATAGAACTCATTGCAGAAAGAGTTACAGCCTGTTTCATCACCGTAGCAGTATTAAGACTAATAGTCACTGCACCGGTTGATGTGGTGATAGTTATACCAGTACCAGTTGATATACTAGATACATAAACATCTGCAACACCTTTACTACCAGTATAACCAGTACTACCTATATAACCGGCACTACCTGTGTAACCAGTACTACCTATATAACCGGCACTACCGGTGTAGCCTAATGAACCGGTGTATCCTGTGTTACCTGTTATACCTTGGATGCCCTGTGATCCAGAATACCCTACACCTCCTAGGCTACCGGTATAACCATTAGTTCCGTTGGTGCCCGCCGATCCAGTATATCCGTTAGTTCCGTTGGTACCTGCACTTCCTGTATACCCAGTAGCGCCATTAGTTCCGTTAGTGCCCGCCGATCCAGTATATCCATTAGTTCCTTGATTACCTTGTACGCCTGCTGATCCAGTATAACCAGTAGTTCCGTTTGTGCCTACTGATCCAGTATAGCCGGTGTTGCCTAATGAACCAGTGTAGCCAGTAGTACCAGTTATTCCTTGAGTTCCTTGACTGCCTGTAAATCCAGTAGAGCCATTAGTTCCGGCATCGCCCTTGCTACCTGTATAACCTGTAGAACCAGTTTGACCTTGACCGCCAACTGATCCAGTGTATCCAGTAGCTCCAGTTGTTCCAGTATTACCTTGGCTACCGGTATAGCCTGTGGCTCCGTTAGTTCCATTTGTTCCTGCACTACCTGTATAACCTAATCCGCCTAATGATCCTGTATATCCACTTGCAGTACTTGCACTACCAGTATAACCAACACCTTGTGATCCAGTATATCCTAATCCGCCTAGGCTACCTGTATAACCAGTGCCGCCAATTGAACCTTGATCACCTTTACTACCAGTATAACCAGTAGCACCAGTTGTTCCTGTGTTACCAATACTACCTGTGAATCCGTTAGCACCTTGAACACCTGCTGATCCAGTAAATCCATTTGTACCATTAGTACCGTTAGTTCCTGCACTGCCTACAAATCCATTTAGACCTTGATTACCTTGCGATCCATTAGTTCCTGCTGATCCAGTATAACCAGTATTACCAATTGATCCGGATGTTCCTGCCGATCCAGTATAGCCTGTGCCTGTATTACCTTTGCTACCAGTATAGCCAATTGATCCGTTATAACCTACAACACCGTCACTACCTCGACTACCAGTATAACCAATAGGAATACTTGTTCCAATTGTAACAGATCCAGTGTTTGCACTTACTGTTATGTTTGTGCCTGCAATGATACTGGTTACACCAACGTTATTAATATTAACAGTTGCACCTAAATTAACTCTCCCACCACCACTTAAACCAGCACCGGGGTTAATTGTAACATAAGGAGTATTCAATGCATTAACATTAACACTTCCTGTAGTTAAAACACTAGTCACATCGGTAGTATTCATTACTACATCACCGGTACGACTGTTAAATGTTATTACAACTCCTTTGTTTCCGGGGATACGATCCCATCCTGTGCCATTGTATATAATATAATCGCCGGGGAAAAAATCAATAGGGCCACCGCCATCGATAGATTGCGTGCCTGTATTGGATACACTGTATTCCCAACCTACTACATAAGTTCCAGAATTGGCAAATAAGTATGGAGTGTTAGTGCCGGCATCCCACGCGCCTTTGTAAAAAATAGCACCTGTTGGTAGTTGAGCAGGCGTAACTTTGGCATCTGCCCCTAGTGTAGCAACACCGTAAGCAACACCCTTTTCTGTTAATGGAATAGCAGCGGTATCTTGATATGATCCATTACGGAATCCAATACCCTGACTGCTAATGCTAATATCTTGATGTATTGTTGATGTACCAATCGGTGTTGTCCAAAATTCTATTTGATTACCTTGATTGGTAGGAGTTTGATCTTCGGTGGCTCTAAATTCTATTCTTGATGTAGTTAGTTGAGGCCACCCGCCGTTAGTTACTGCTCCAACGTAAGGGGTAGCACCTACACGAGATATTAACCCTGCATTGCCTGAAGTAGTTGTTACTGCTTGAGGATTACTTGATGTACCGTTATATCTACGACCAACATAGGCTGCATATGAACCATCTCCGTCATTATATATTCTAGACGGATTAGATTGTTGACCAGTTAAATGTAACAGGACTCCGGTGTTTTGCGGAGCCACAAAGTTTGTAGTAGTTGATCCAATGATCATAACAGCAGCGGATAAATTATCTGCCGATGGCACCAGCATACGAATTGATCCGCTATCTAATACACGAAGGATAGGGTCTGTTAGCGGAGCAGATGCACTGTGAACATGAAATTCAGCAAATACATTAACCGAGTTGGTGCTAAACGACTCCAAGTTTATATCACCTACGGATGATATATTAAACCCATCTGGAACTGTTAGTTTATTATCGCTGGTATATACTAATTCTACGGTGCCACTGCTTAATGTATTTTTTGGATGTCCCTCGGACGAAGTTGTTATGTATCCGACATCGTTGTTAAATGCACTTATGTTTGTTGGTATTGCATCTATTGCAGTATATACTTCGTTAAAATTGCTGTTGGTTTTTACAAAGGCACTACGAAGACTTTCACCATCCCCTGATAATTCACCTGATCCTACATTGATATTCTGTTTTGTCATGCCTATCCCTTAACGATTTAGTTCTATACTTGTAACAGCACCGCCGGTCCAATTACTAATCTTTGCTCTTAACCAAACATAGTTGCCCACGAAGTTAAAAGTGCTCGAGATTGTAGTGGCTGTTATTGAATAGTTTATATTTGATGTTGGCGAAGATCCAGCTAGACTAATAAGTCCAGTAGTATCCATTACATATCTGTTTGATGCCAACGAACCAGGTGCTTCTAACGGAATTGAAATCCAGTCACCTTCTGTAGGTTCAGTTGCAAGTGTGCCGTAGATATCTACAGCACCTGTGAATTCTGTTAGGTTGACTTGAACAGTATGGAAGCCATCGCTGTTGCTGAAGTAACCATCCCCTTTTAGGTTGTTACTTGTGTAGACTAATGCGCCTGTTGCTGTATTGACAGGGTAGGCTATTTGAACAGTCGATGTAGAATTGACTGTAAATGTGAAGTTTTGACTTAATGCTGGCATAATTTAGTATTTATGCCATCCATTAAGTTATAAACTATGCAGAACTTATACTGGAACGCAGGATAAATTCTTCGACTTTTTTAATGTTGTGGCCTAGAAACAGTCCAATCATGGCCAAAGTTTTATCATCTTCTACATACATAAAAGGTGATTGCATCCAAAACTTCCTACTGTTTAACCAATATTGACTGGTGTCAGATACACGAGTTGTATCGGGATATTTTAATACCCAAGACAGGAACTGATTTCTGCTGTCCATGGGCATAGATGATTTTAAATAGACTTTATATCTATACTGTTCGTAGGGTAGTTTATTGCAGACTACTTTTTTGCTACTATTCGACATCATAAAGGCCAGTTCTTCGTCACTTTCCGGCCCATATACATCAGTAATCCACTCGTTTAGAGCTTTTATCATCCGATCCCGCAACAGTGTATCACGGCAGAATATATTAAAATGCGAACCTTCTGCCCTAATCTGTATATCCTTTTCTAGGAAAGGTTCTACATGATCCATAAATCTAACGAGACTTTCCTTCATCTCGTTAGTTATATTTTGATTTGCACTCCAGTGTCTGTAATTGTCAGTAGCGTCGATCCAGGTGCGAAACTTGGAGGGACCGATCCTAACAATCATACAGCTCTTGGGCAGGTAACAGGCAATTTTATAAGGCCACTTACCGTAGTAGAGCTTACTGGTCTTCTGTTTGAGCAGGTTCATTTTTAACCTTTACTGGTAGGATATCAACAATGTTGAGTTTTAATTTATCTTCTTCTACAGTTACTTCCACTACACCGCCATTGACCAACTGTCCAAACAAGATTTCCTTACTCATGGGCTTCTTGATCATTTCATCGATAGTGCGTTGCAACGGACGAGCACCCATTTTAGCATCAAAGCCCTTGGCAATTAAATACTCAACAGCTTCTACACTTGGCTTGATATGGATGTTCTTGTCTTTTACCAATGCGTTTAATTCGTCGATAAACTTCTTAACAACTTTAACCATAGTAACATGGTCCAACTTACCAAAGCGGATCATACCATCTAAACGATTGCGGAATTCTGGTGCAAAGAACTTGTTGACAGCATCTTTGGGATCACTATCACGTTCTAAACTACCAAAGCCCACACTGTTCTTTTCGGCATCGCTAGCACCTAAATTGCTGGTCATGATGATAATAGCATTGCGACCATCGGCTTTCTTACCATTAGATCCAGTGATAAAGCCATTGTCCATCAACTGCAACATAACAGTCAGCACGTCTGGGTGAGCTTTTTCCACTTCATCCAACAACAATACGCAGGTTGGATTTTCCTGCAAGCTGGTAATCAACTGACCTGCATTGTCATCAAATCCGATATAGCCCGGAGGTGCACCGATAAACTTGGCAACACTATGCTTTTCTTGGAATTCGCTCATATCAAAGCGGATCAATTTGGTGTTTAAGTTAGCAGCCAATTGTTTAGCGGCTTCTGTCTTACCTACACCTGTTGGACCAACAAATAAGAAACTACCAATTGGTTTATTAGGTGACTTCAATCCTGCCTGTGCAATAAACACTTTGTCCAACAATGTATCAATGGCTTTTTCTTGCCCATACACTTTGGCCTTCATGTTCTTTTCCAGCGTAGCTAGGTTAGCATTTTCTTTGTTGCTGACCTGTTCTACTGGCAAGTTTGCAATCTTGCTGACTTCAAATAAGATTTCTTCGTGATCAACAACACCACCGTCTTCGTCTTTGATCTTAAAGCGAGCGCAGGCGCAGTCAATCAAGTCAATTGCCTTATCGGGCAACTTTTTATCAGTCATATACTTGACACTATACTTGACGCTGTCAATAACAGCTTGATTAGTGATCTTAACATTATGATGCTTTTCGTAATACTTTTTAAGACCTTTGATAATCTTAATAGCAGTAGCCTCATCTGGCTCATCAATAGTAACACGTTGGAATCGGCGCATTAGGGCACGATCCTTTTCGAAGTGTTTACGGTATTCATCCCATGTAGTGCTTGCTACAACTTTGATTGTACCCTTGCCTAATGCTGATTTTAGCATATTGGCCATGTCATTACTGCCACCACTGCTAGCACCTGCACCATTCATCATGTGTGCTTCGTCAATGAACAGGATACATTTGCCGCGTTTTTCAATAGCACCAATAACAGACTTCAGACGTTCTTCAAAGTCACCGCGATACTTGCTACCAGCCAGCATAGCACTAATGTCTAGGCTATAAACTGTATGGTCTTGGATGAACTTTGGAACATTGCCTTCTACAATCTTACGTGCTAGTCCTTCTGCAATAGCAGTCTTACCCACACCCGGATCACCGATCATAATAGCATTGGCTTTGGTACGGCGTGCCAATACCAACTGAATGTCCTCGATCTCTTTTTCACGACCGATGACAGGATCAATTTTCTTGTTCTTGGCTTTAGTAGTGAGGTTTGTGCAGAACTGCACAATCATCTTTTCTAATTGTGCCTGTTGACGAGTCATGCCTTCGTCGGTAAGTTCTTCATCCTTTACAGTATCCTTCTTGATGAAGTTGATAAACTGATCTTTATCAATATTGGCCTTGCGAACAAAGAAATGTGCATGGCTTTTCTTTTCTGCAAACATACTGATAAAACAATCAGCGGGTTCGATAACCTGTCGACCACCAAATAGAACATGTGTGAATGCACGATTCAACATTCTATCTACAGCCGAAGTCTTCTTGGGTTTTTCGATATCGGGATTGACAATTTCTTTTAGTTCATTAGAGATATAATTCTCTACTTCATCTTTTAAGACTTTTACATCCGTTCCAAATGCAGTCAGTAATTTTGAAAATGCATCATTGTTCAACATACTGAATAAAAAATGCTCGAGTGTAACATATTCGTGACTATTTACGCTTGCTACTTGAACAGCTTTCTCGAAGATTTCTTCTAGATCTTTATTTGGTTCCAACATTACCGATATTTCCTTTTCTTGGTTTTCTTGACAGCCAGCGCCCATTTAAGAGTGCTGACACGATCTTGGAATACAATGCCTTCTAAATGATCTAACTCATGTAGAAAACACTTGCAGTTATATCCATCAAATTCACTTTCTTGCCATTCACCTTTAGAGTTCTGCCAGCGAGCTAGTATCTTTATAGGACGTTTAATTGTAACATAAATCTCGGGGAAACTCAAACATCCTTCTTCCATATCTGCTACGGTATCTACATTAGCGACCACAATTGGATTAAAGAAAGCCTGTGCTGATTCTGGATTGTCTCTGTGTCCCATGACAAACATACGAGCAGCTATGCCAACTTGATTAGCAGCTAGCCCGATACCGTCGTGTGCCATCATGGTTTCGATCATTGATCGTTCTAGTTCAACTGGATCCATTGTGGGATTTGCAAAATCAAACTCTGGAAGTTTTTCTCGAAGTATAGTGGAGGGGAATTTAACTATATCTAACATATTAATATTTAAGGAAAGAGTGATCGGATAATATCTGCTTGGTAATCCGTTACAGTAGGGATTGTTATATTGATCTGTATCAGCATACGACCCTTGAACCTATTGTCATTGACGTTGGGCATACCATAACCCGCGGCTGCTAGAGTTGAACCCGGCTGTGTTCCAGGTTTGATAGCAATCTCTAACATTCGTTTGTCGATAGTTTCTACGTTAATAGTTTTTCCTAACATAGCATCTATGCAACTAACATCTACTGTTTTGACCAAATCATCACCCTGTCGTTGGAATACAGGATGTGGTTGAACATGAACAGTGAGGTGGATATCACCGCGTGGTATATTTGGAATAGTATCATCACCTAGACTGGATAGTCGCAGTGTAGTTCCTTCGTTAATACCTGCAGGAATTCTAATATCCAGTAGTTGCTCACGACCACTGGGCAATACCACTGTGGTCATCATATCTTTACCGCTAAATGCTTCTTCCAATGTAATGGTAGTCTGCATGTTTAGAGTTCTGTTACGTTGTGGCTGTTGCCTACGACCGAATATATCTCCAAATGGTCCCCCACCAAAGGCATTAAAGATATCTTCAAAGCCTGGAGGAACACCTCCTCCAAAGTGGAATCCACCACCGCCAAATTGTGGTTGCGGATTGTCGTATTGTTGTCGTTTGCCCGGATCGCTTAGAGTCTCGTATGCTGCCTGAACTTCTTGGAACTTGGCAGTATCCCCTCCACGGTCTGGGTGATGTTGAGCCGCCGCCTTGCGGTATGCACGTTTAATATCATCGGGGCTTGCGCCGCGATCTACGCCTAATGTTGAATAGTGGTCCATAATTGAAAAAAGGTATAGTAAATTATACTATACCTTTTGATAGATGTAAAGAGTTTTATTTCTTAACTGGAACTTCTGTTCCCTCTAATTTTTTATGCACTTTGATCATTTTGCATTCTTGTGCTGCTTTGCCAGTTTTCTTGTCCATTACAGGCTTGCCTGCTTTGTCCATTTTGTCATGACATACTTCTTTCTTTTCTGCTTCGGCAAATGCCAGTCCAACAAATGCTGTTGCCAATAGTGTTACTAATAATTTTTTCATTTTAATTTCCTTTAAATTGCAGGTTGTGCTGCTGGAGCAGGCGCTGGCTTGCCGCCAAATCCTGCTACAACCGCTGGCCCTGTTGAAGATGTGCCTCCAAAGCCGCCTCCGCCAAAACTACTTGCGGCTGGTGCTGGCGCTGGTGAACTAAAACCGCCGGTAGAGCCGAAGCCTCCTGTCGAAGGTGCGCTAGGTGCTGTTGTTCCGCTCGGTGATCCTGTTGCTGGGGTCGTTGCTCCGCCATTATTTGCTCCTGCTAGTTTTTCTTGTGTACGGCCGTATGCGGCTAATCCCAATACACCGCCCATTGCAATATGGAATAATCCAGCACCTTGAAGTGTTAGTGGTTGCCATTGTGTGTTAACTGCACCGTGAACCATGGCTTGTAATAAGCTCCATAAGATTGGAAATACTACCATGTCCATTGTACAGATTAGCATGTACATCCAACCCATCATTGGACGCCATTTCGAATTCATCCAATCTTCTTTTTTCTGTTCGCTTGTTACTTCGTTTGCCATTGCTTGCTCCAATTATAATGTACTTTTATTTATTTAGAAACAGAGTAATGCACCCTGTAGGCTTAATAATAAACCCAATCCTGCTACTACAAAACTACCCCAAAACAGGGGCATACTAACAGCTAAAATACTTGCAGATAGCAATACAATAGCCAGTTGATATGCTGTTGATGCATATCCAATCCATGGGCTACGCTGTTTAGCATCATCGCGTTCTGCTTCTAATGCACGAGCTTTTACTAACAAATCTTTTTTACCATCTTTAGGTTCGTTTTCGTATTTGTCAATTTTAGCAGCCATTTCCTCGGCACGTTTCTTATCACCGTTATGCTGTGCTTCGTATAGGTTTTGTTCTGCTAGACTTTGTTTAATAGATTTAGCTTGATAAAAGCCATAAGTATCGTTGGCTTTGATAGTATTGTTTAATATTGTGCTGCCTAATTTACCGCCATACCAAGAATTAACTGCTAGACAAAGAGCAAAGATATTAATAACCATACCTGCTTTGTCTTTGATCTTTGCTTCACGTTCTGAACGTGAACCAACTGGAGGCTTTGGCGCATCCGGATCTTTTGGAGTTTTATTTACTAACCCCAATACTGAATCTATTAACGACATATTATACACCTAACACATGAAGGGCATGGCTATAATGCGATTCTCGATCCGAAAGTCCAATTGTACCACCATTGATACGTTTGGTCATTGTTAAAATATCACCTTTATCGGCAAATTGGTTTAGGTTATTTGATTCCCAGAACCAGCAGGCAGATTGAACTGCACCTTCAAATGTTGCTAGGTATTCTGGCAAGTCTTCAATAGGTGTTTCGATACTATCTGCAAATGATTGATAATTACTCTTACCTGTCAATTGAATTAGTCCACGGCCGCAATAGCGATATCCGTCGCCGCTATGTTCGTCACCGTTGCCCATGCGTCCACCGTATACACGATTGGCAATCATTTCTTGTTTGCCTGCATATGCATTTGCTAATTCATCATTAGGGAAATATTTAGGAAATACTTTGCGTAGTGTCACAGCACGATAGTTTAAGTTTTCTTTTAACGCACGAAAACCACCCGACTCGTGAGCGCATTGTGCCATAAAGGATGCGACACGTTGAGGTGTATTGATATCATAGTCTGGCAATGCTTGCTCTAGTGCGTGATACCAATGATCCAAATATGGATTACCTGGTAGTAGTTGATCTAGTTGCTCTCTTGATAAAATAAAATCTGACATGTAATTTCCTTATACTAATGTTGCAAGGTTTATTAACCCGTTTATAGCAGTATTTAACATTTCTAAACTGGCTAAATCGTTCATACTTTGATTAATTCTTGCCTTGGTAGAGATATCTGCCATTGCCTGCTGATACTCGTCTTTGTTAAGTTGCCCTTCTTTAAACATTTCTGTATATTGATTGGCTTCTGTAGCTGCCTGTTGAATAGCAGGATCTGGGCTAGTAAAAGCCTGTCCTAGTTGCCCTTGGAATGTTTCTACGCTCATCGTGGTCTCCTTGCGATAACCTGTTGCATTTTGTCTGCACTTGTTTCTACATTGTTAAATTTGATCTTACAAAATCCTGGACTTACTTTATCGTTCTTGGCATACTGATCAACAAGCCCCTGTGCCAGGGTATGTAGGTCTTTGCTGGCACTGATAACTTCGGCATTACGCGGAACGTGTTCGCTATATAGGACAAACAATTGTGTATCAGTTGCCAGTTTAACAGCATTGGTTTTACTGGCCACAGCATCATCGCATTGTGCTTTAAACTGCTGTGCTTCTGCTCGTATGCTGGTAATTAAACTGTATTCGTTAGGATCGTAGTGAGTCATTAGATATGCATCTAATACACTGCAACCCGACAACATGGTTATTGCTAGAGCTGTAAGTAATTTTTTCATCGTCCTACCTTATCAAAAATTTTCTTTTGTGTTGTATACCATTCGATCCAGTTATCTACTTTAACTTTACAATCGTAGTATTCGCCGTAATTTTTAGTAACCACTGTTAGCAGTTCGCTAATCTTTTCTGAACTAGGATCTAATTGTCCTAGGTCTGGACATGCTATCATTAGATCAGCAGGCACCTCCGGGAACGGTATTACAACAGGAATTTCATCCTTCTCACAACCTGCTAGCATAAGAAGCAATAATGATACTAATAATAATTTTTTCATCGTTTACCTCCCGCATCTCTTGGATCTAGATAAACAGGATTAAATGGATTTTTAGCAGCCTTGTTGTGTATTGTAGGAACAACAGGATCTAATTTACATTCAGCATCGATTTGTTTTTCAACTACTTGGATCTCTTTCTGCACCTGAATTTGAACATCGTGAACAATTTCTTTTTGTTTTACAATTTTAGTTTGTATTTGAACGTTGGCTTCTTTACTTTCTTCTTTGGCAGTTTCTATTTTGGCCTCAACTTGTTTGACCTTATCACGCCATGCCATTTCAACATCATAGCCGCCTATGCACCAAGCACCTAGTGTTAATAAAATAACTCCAACGATTTCACTTATGAATCTATACTGACCTAGAATGGGGATGTATTTAAATGGGAACTTGCTGGCAAGTTTACTGCCTGTGTAGCACAGTAATCCTATGAGAATAAAAGTATGATATATATAAATTAAAACACTATCCGGAATTAAACTCAATGCCCATTGGATCTGCCACATATTACCACCTATCTTTTTCGATGACTACTGCACGTTTCCCGTTTCTAATTAGGAACTTATTCCCAATTTTATTTATATCGTAGTTGCCAATATATTTGTTTAGAAACAATACTTGACTTTGACTAGATTCATCTAAACTCAATGCACCTGGCAATGTGTTTTTAACGTTCTCATAATCACCAATTGCAATAAATTTTGCAGTGATGTCACCTGAATAAGGGCGGCTAAATGTAATGTTATTGTTGGACTCTAATGCCACTGCTACAGCGCCCTGGTCAAAGAAATCATTTACATCTGCATTTTTAATTTCTGTAATTTTGGCAGCGTATTCTGCAGGTGTTGTTGGAATATGTTCCATAACACTAGACTCGTCAAACTCTATACTGTTAGGACTTTTCTGATAACGGAATCGCCAATCTCTGCAGGCGCATAAATGTCCAACACCGTTCAACAGGTCTTTCATTTGTCTAGGTAGTTCTGGAGTTCTTTCCATTTCTACAAACACTTGATATTGTCCGTCGGCTTCTTCGCCTGCACTCATATCAGCATCTAGAATAAACTTGTAGCCTTTTTCGATAAACTCTACTAGGTCAGTAGCAGGGTGCTTTTCTTTAACACGGAATCCTAATACTACAATATCGGCATCCTCGCCCATCTTGCTGCGGTATTGATCTACAGTGAATAGATCGCTGACATATTCTTTTAGGTCACCGTATCGTAGGCTTTCTGTAATCATATTATTGTGCTGGTTGTTCGGCATCTTGTGGTGTCTCCTGTGCTGCTTCGTCTGCGCTCATTTCAATATTTTGATGACGCATCATTTCAGCATGTTGGTTGTGTTCTTGATTCTCTTTGCCTGTATAGACATCTTGCATCAATTTCTTTGGCATGGTAATTTCCACAGTCCAAATAGGATGTGCATCAATCTTGCCCTTCTTTGTTCCCGGACGATAATCGCTAGGATCTTTAATCTTGCGAGGAATCAGAATATTCTCTTTAGTATAGACAACTTGGCATCCATAATCGTACAAACGTTTTGCACCTTCTGGATCAGGCATCTCTTTTTCGTCCCACATAAATGTACATTTAACGCCATATCTAGACACATCTGGACCAGCGACTAATTCGCCTTCTTCCCAGTTCTTAAACACATAGACATCTAATTCATCTAGGACTCTTTCGAAGTCTTTGAGTACTTTAAATGCAGTGTTATTTTCGCCTAGCGTTTGTAGGTTCTTAATTACATCAACAATATCGTGCATGGTGGTTTCCGTTATAATATATTTATACTGATATAACTTCTAAAATGCAGTAATTGCCTGGTTCCGTTTTTGGGCTGTTTGAGCCCAGTTTTGGATATTGGATGTAAATATCTATGCAGGTCGATCTTCATTCATAGGGAGGTACAATTGCCTAGAGCTAGAAGACACGAAAAAAATCAGGTTCAGCGAGACCCACGATTCGCTACTGATGCAGGTAACTTGATTGCTATCAAGCCATACCTAAAGAGAAAACAACAGGTAACAATAGTTCCGCGCAATTTAGCGCAAGAAACTTACTTGGAACTGTTGAAAAACCCCAAGAAATTTATAGTATTTGCCATCGGACCAGCCGGTACGGGTAAAACTATGCTTGGTGTTCAGATGGCCATTAAACTGTACAAAGAGGGGGTGATTAACAAAATTATTATCACAAGGCCAGCTGTTAGTGTAGATGAAGACCATGGGTTCTTACCAGGAGATCTTAATGCTAAGATGGCTCCATGGACAAGACCCATTATGGATGTATTTGAAGAATATTACCATCCAAAAGAAATCGCAGAGATGCTAGAAGATGGAGTGATTGAAATCAGCCCATTAGCCTACATGAGGGGGAGGACTTTTAAGAATGCTTTTGTTATTGCTGACGAAATGCAGAACGCAACGCCATCACAAATGAAGATGTTGCTGACTAGACTGGGAGATAATTCTAGAATGGTAGTGACCGGAGACTTAAATCAAGCTGATCGTCCTAGAGAGAATGGACTGCTAGAATTTTGCAACCTATACGGACAAGGGGGTGATTATCGTATGATTGCTATGGCATGGTTTGAAACTAGAGACGTTGAACGTCATCCAGTAGTCAAAGAAATTTTAAGAATCTATAAGGAAGATGACGACGAGTAATCCAACTACTTAACTTAAAAAAGAAACCGCATAGTACCGACCTGCAATCGACTATGCGGTTTTTTAATTATTGTATGCGAGCTAATTTCACAAGCGTAGCAGCAAGGTTGATCTCGGGATCTGCAATCAGTGTATGATCAACTAAACCTTGTTTGATAATCAACAAAGCCGCATCTTTCTGTTCTTCACTCTTTCCAAACAGATCTAAGTTCTGATACATCCACGTATAGATGTCTTCCATTTCTTCTGGACGAGAACGACCGCATAGTAAGGTCCGAGCCTCCCTAATCTTGCCACGTTTGAACAGTTCGACCATCTCAATCTTGTAATCAGCTGAATCGCTATTACCTGCTGTTGGGCTAGCAAGTCCGTTATTTTCAGTAACATTTTGTTGCACAGCATTGATACACTTACGTAAATCTGGATATGTAAGTTTGACATAGGTGTCGAGCGTATCCATATCAAAGTCGATATTTTCAGTTAGTAGAATAGTTGCAACACGAGCAGTAAATTCGACCTGATCAGTTTTCTCAACATGGAAACCTTGGCAACGACTATGTATTGCCGGAATAATTTTATTTTTATAATTACAGGTTAGGATGAACCTGCTATGAGCAGAATATGTTTCCATTAGACCCCGTAGCACTGCCTGTCCATTAATTGTCAAATAATCAGCTTCGTCTAACAGCACAACCTTAAATGGACCAAACGGGATCATTTGAATAAAACTAGTGATTGTGTCCCTAACGTCGTCTACGGAATTAGTACGTGATGCGTTAATTTCTAAAACATCAAAATCTTCAATACCTAATTCATTAATCAATACCTTGGCCAGTGTGGTCTTACCGATGCCTGCACTGCCGCTGAACAACAGATGCGGAATGCTGCCTTCTTTAATCCAAGATTTGACTTGTCGTTTCTGTGCCTCATCTTTGAAGACATAATCTTCAATAGTTTTCGGACGGTATTTTTCAGTCCATAATTCTTTCATACTAGTTCCTCAACAATTCCCAACACTTCAGCAAGTATAAAACAAATACCTGCCATTAGCAAGTTACCTGTAATCAAACAACCGCCTGCTACAATACGTACAGCGCTCTTTACAATGCTGACATAGAAATGCCCCTTACTTGTATCTTTTGGCTGTATGTTTAATAACGGAGGATGATGCGGACACCTTCCTTGGTTGTAATCACATTCTGCCGTATATTCCTTATTGCAGGTATTACATTTCATCGTAGTGCTTCCATAGTAATAATCTTGTCAATCTCGTGACCAAAATCTTGATCACTGGTAATGATATACAGTCCAGTTTGGCTACGATCCTTCTGACGATCATAGCGGCGTGTTTCGACAACTCGGCCACCGTTGGCATTATACACAGTAAATTGAATAGCACGTTCTGGTTGATCAATCTGTGGATCTCCGCGCTCTGCTCTAGAACTCATGATTACATTACTCATAGCAGAGTCGGCTTCGACATCTCTGCTGCGTGATAACATTCTTTTAATCCAACCTTGACGTTTCTTAGGCTTTACCGATTGACGACTATCTGACTCTGTTGCATATGCTGTACCCAAATTCATTTCTTATTCCTTTCTGCTTCTGCCACGCGTTTTCGTAGGCTTGATGAACTAAAACTATGATCTCTACCGTTGTACACGATTTCGATACCCCGTGCTCTACAGATGTCTTTACCTGTAAAGTCTTTGTCTGCGTATTCTACACCTAATATTCTAACATCTACAGGCAGGATTAGCAATAGATCTTCTAGGTCTTTTTCTGTTTGATAGACAACAACTTCGTCCACATTGCGATTAGTGCTGACCTGTATTTGTCGTTCTACAATACTTTGGATTGGAGGATTTTTACTATCAGGCCGATCAATAGTTGGATCAGTTTGCAGTGCGGCAATAAGGTAATCACAATGATTTTTGGCCTCTGCTAACATGGCTACATGCCCTGCGTGGAATAGATCAAAACTGCTGAATACAATGCCAATAGTCAATCCATCTTGTTTTAGTTGTTTTATTTTGTTGAAGATCATGTAACTATTATAGACGTAAAAAAAGGGCCAGTCAAGGCCCTTATTCTCCAAGTTATAATCAACCTGGTATATTAAAATTAAAGTTTGAACCGGCACCAACTGCAATCTCGCGTTGCGCACCACTTGGTTTTTCATCAGCAGACATTAGGATTGCATTGTTATCTGCTAGTCGAATAACAATATCATCACCTTCTGGTGTGCGATAGTTAATGCCTCGACTCCATCGTCCGTGTTCAAGTAATACCCATTCGCCTGTTTTCACCTCATTTTGATTTGGACCAATTGCGTAAACTTTGGCCCAGCGAGGATGGATGCCTGCACTTTTGCCATCGTCGGAGGGTAGAACAATTCCGCCCTTGGACGTTTCCATACCAAATTCCATGTCAGTAACAAGAACTTTTTTGTCCAATGGACGTAGATTGCCTTCTATTGGTTTCATTTATTCCTCTAATTTCTTTGATTGTTTTGTTGTGGTAGATACAACTGGTGCAGTTTTTTCTTCTACAATTGGTTTATCTTCTACCACCGGAGTATCCTCTACTACCGGAGCAGCCTGTACTTTAATTTGAGCATTTGGATTATCTTCATAATAAGCAGCAACAATATCTTCGCGCTTCTTAATAATCCTTCCACCGGGTCCTAATTCGTCACCTCTGGCATTAACTTTCATATTGCCAATCGCTGGCATTAATTCATGTTGGTTCATTAACTTTTCCAAGTCAATTACTTTGCCTTGCATTGTTCTGTATGACATTATATTCTCCTATTTTAAAAATTCATGTATGTCTAGATCGTATTTAATAGAGTCTACTTTATGCACGCCTATCAAATATAGACAGTAACTTGCAACTGAACTTCCACGACCTACACCCCACATGACTTTATTTTCACGTAGTGTGTCTACCAAGTATTTAAGGTATTTTAATAAGTCCATCATATTATGTTGGCGGAACAATACTAATTCATCAACTAATCGTTCATAGTTTTGTTTAGGACAAGCATCGACTAAAAACTCTTCGATGTCCATATTTTTATATTCATCTGACATAAACCAATTTTCTTGGTTAGTTGCATCAAACTCACTTAAAGAAACAGCAGGGTCTATTAGTTGTTCTAATAGGGCAATTCTGTCTGCGTTTGTATGTTTTGCTCGATTGTATTGATCAATGACATCGATGTTGTCTATGTATATACCATCTAGAGATTGTATCTTGTTGGTATATAATGCGGTAAACGCTTCTTGTTCTGATATCTCTGCTTGACTGTAGCTGTTACTTTTCACTCAATCCACCTTTGATAATTCTCGGTTCGAAACGAGGACCATCGCTGATGTTTAGATCTTCCCAGGTTGTGTGTTCGCCCGAACCTGTGTTTACTGAATCCATATTCCACCAATGATCGCCTTGTAGTTCTAATCCGCTCTCTTCCGGATCTAATATACTATACTGTACACGATCTCCTACAAGGCTGTCAATGGTAAAATGATTTATGTGAAAATATTTTTCGGTTATTTTAAGGAATTTGGAATATAGGATTGCACCCACATAGTAGTCATATGGTTCGGATGGCAATACAACTATATTGGTATCCATTGATCCCAATACATCTAATATTGGATTATCGGCACTAATTATTACACTGTTGTTTAGGCAGTAGTCCACAAAGTGGCGCATCTTCCTAAATCCTAAACCTATGTTACCCATAGTGTTGCCAATTGGTTCAACACTAATAGTAATGGAATAGAGATTTGATAAAATTAATTTATCGGTAATTAGCGTACAGCTAAAGTCTGTGGGCCAGACAACTTCTTCTACTTCAGTCAACATTGATTAAATCGTCCAGGCCTTTGTTTTGTTTCGTCATGGTATTTCTAGATTGTTCCATTTGTCTGCGTGATTGTTCCGAACGATACATATCCAATGCTACAATAATTTGATTAGCTACTCCACCTGATCCCATTCTGGCAGCAATGCCATATTTGCGACTAAGGTCTAGAATTTTATTTTCTAAATCTTGATCTTTTAATTTACTGGGATCGTTTAGCAGTGGATGATACATAAATTAACTTCCTATCGGCATGCCTGTTGCAGGAGTTGCTACAATACTTCCTACGTTTGCAGTTAGTGTATAGTTTGTTCCTGTATGTGCATTTATACTTAGTGTTACAGATGTACCAGCAGTAATACTTTGGCTACCACTGTATGTATAAGTTCCGTTGCTTAGTTGCCAAGTTAAATTACCGCTGCCTGAAGATAATGTAATAATTGGAGTAAATGGTATAGGGTAGTTGCCTGGGCTGACCGTAAATCCTGGGAAGATAGTTAGTGTTGGACCTGTCGCCACATATGTAAATATGTTTCCACCGTCGCCATATGTGATATCGTTATATACTCTAACATCTGCGGTTCCTGCACTGCCAGCCGGTGTTGTAACAGAAATTACAGTATCACTTAGTACATTAAATCCTGTTCCAGCGGCGCCGCCAAATGTAGCACCGGTTGCCCCTGTAAAGTTACTTCCATTAATAGTTATACTTGTTCCGCCGTCTACCGATCCAGATGTCGGTGTAATACTGCTAATTACAGGAGTTGTGCTAGGTTGAGCACTTACACCTGTGATAGATAAGTTATATGATTTACTAACATATGCACCTGTGCTATCTGTAACTCTAACACTAAAAGAATATGTCCCTGCAGATGAAGTAGTATAGCTGAACAAACCGCCTGAAGTAATTAATGTAACTCCGCTGCCGTATGTGCTAGGAGTGGAAGTCCATGTAAACGGAGCTTGTCCCCCAATCACGTTAAACTGTGTATTGAATACAACCCCTGCAATGGCATTATTAAGAACTGTGGGAATTGACATACTAGACACTGCCAAGTCGGGTGCAATTGGAGTAATAACTATTTTTAAAATTTGCTGTACATTAAAAACAAAACTATAAGGCGCTGACCCACTACCTGGGCCATCGTCATTTTGTGTAAATCCAGCTGTATAAAAATTACCAGTTTTTAAATCTAATGGTATTGTTGTTGATACCCTGTTCCTACCCGACCAAGCTGTTCGAACAATTCGTGCGTTGGGCCAATTTATTAATTCAGATTTTACTGGAGTTAGGTTTATGGTTGCATTATAAGTTTGATCTTGATAAGTTGAATAATACAACACATTGTATATTGCCCCAGACGCAGCCGCAATGTCCTTTGCACCAGCATTGGTGGAACTTATTGAAACTGCTGCTCCTGTAGGAGTGGCTGCTGAAAATTCTACATCTAATTGACTGGGAATTTCTGTGTTTATTGTTGCTACTAGTGTATCAAACGCTGGTAATACATATGTTGATGTGTTTACAACAATTGAACTTGTACTAGCATATATACCGACATTTACCTTGATCTCTTGTCCCGGGATAACCTTGTATAGATTTAATGATTGTTTTCCCGAAGGAGTGGGATATTGAACTTGCACATTGTACACTCCGTCTGGAACAACATAGGTGTATGCCCCCGGATTGTCATATATTTCATCAAGATTCGACCCTGCTGATTTTGCTAGGTGCCAACTGCCATTATAATGAACATATGCATTATTAACTAAATGCCATTGTCCTGCAGTATGAGCATATGCATTATTAACTAAATGCCATTGTCCTGCACTATGAACATATGAATTTTGCATTATATGATTTGATACCAAATGTCGCCATCAATACCTCCAGAGGGTGCGCTATAGGAAACTGTCCTAGTTCCAAATCCATTTGCGCCGGGAATCATCGAAGTGGCAGTTGTTGCGTAGGTTGCTGTGATTGCCGTTGTAGCAGTCATGACATAGGTTGCTGTATATGCGTAGGCTACTGTTGTAGTAGAATCATTTATCACGTTCCATACAAATTGATTTGTGGCAACAACGGTAGATGCTGTTGAACCAGCAAGCAATGAGGTAGTTGCTGTGGTAGCAGTTCCTAACCATAGTGGGTTACCAGACCGATCTCCACTTATCTGAATCTTGTTAACTACATTGCTTGTGCTAAAATCAGCGTCAGCATAGACAACATATACGGTGCTGCTGTCTGCATATACTTGCCCTTTGATTTCGTTAGCTAAAGAAGTTGCAGTATTTGGATTAGTAGATATTAGATTCAATACTGCGGGTTGATCAAATCTTGGATTTGTAAAATACAGTACTGATCCACCGACCGGATCTGCACTACCTTGCGTTGAAATTGTATTTGATACAGTAGTTATGCTGGTAACAGTATAAACACTGTAAGATGAAGTAGTATTAATATCTTTATTTTTAGCATAGAATTTAGCACCTGCTGCAATTCCTGCAACAGAAGATACAGTAATTGTTGTAGTGTTTGCACTAACATGATTAACACTACTAACTGTAGCAGTGTTGAAATTATGTAATAATCCTATAGTGCCAAACTTATTATTTCCAGATATAACGTTTTCACCGCGAGTTGATGTACTATAGGTATTGGTTCCTATTTTGTTCCAATTGGTTGCAGTTGATGCTGTGCGACCTACTTGTTTAACATAGTATAATGAATCTCGGTGATTTAATCCTTCTTCACTCCACAATTCAAATAAGTTAGTTCCTGGAAATAAGTCATACAGTGTTACAGTTGATGCAGTTGTTTCCAACGAACGAAATTCATCTGCATTAAAATTAATACCAGTATATACCGTATCTGACGGAGTTATTGCCAATGTTAAGCGACCGGACTTTCCCAGCCCAGGCCAATTTGATACAGTTAAATTATGCAATCCCGGAGTAACAGTCATTACTTGATAATTGCCCAAGGTATAGTCTATGCTAATATCGGCAGTTTGTAATTCGTATTCGTACAGTGTGTTTGATGTATTTTCTAAATTAACATCTTTTATAGTATTACCGTAGAACGTTCCAGTTCCTCTAGTTTTAATAGTGTACTTGTCAAGGTCTTCAACTTGTGTATTAACCGCAGTAACTGCTCCGTAGATATTATGGAAATTATCACGAAACCCCTGCGAGTCATTATTCTGTCCTTTTAGGGGATAGTTCTGTTTTATTTTTGACAAATATGTTGTAGCTGTACTGGACACTATATAACTCCGTGTTTATGATACTTTTTTCTTTAAGTCGTCGACTTCTGCTTTTAGTTCTTTAATAGCTTCGATTAACAAACCTATCATGTTTCCGTAAGCTACTGATAAAGTGCCCATTTCGTCGTCTGCTGTTAATATAGCTTCTGGTAATACTTTTTGGACTTCTTGCGCAATCACACCTACTTGCCTAATACCGGTATCTGTTCTATTATAAGTTACACCCCTAATAGCGCAAACTTTTCCCAACGCATCCGTAATAACTTCGATATTCTCTTTTAATCTTTCATCGGAATATGCAGTAACGTTACCCAATGCTGTAAAGTTGCCTGTTGAATCGGTTGTCCATCGAGCACTAGTACCGCCGCCGTTACTAGCATTATATAAAGAACATGCACCGCCTGCAGTTCCTACTAGATACACAGCAGCACCGCTAGATTCGTTTCCAAACCAAACACGTTTTTCGCCACTAATAGATGCGTCAAGAATAAGACTAGCACCGTCCCACCTTAGCTTACTACTGCCAGTAAGTCCGGTACCTGTACCAAATGCTATATATCCATCTGACAATGAAACAGATCCTGGATTACCTTGATTGCCCTGTGGTCCCTGATTACCCGGTGGACCAGACACATTACTTGGATTACCTTGATTGCCCTGTGGTCCCTGCGGTCCTTGATTACCCGGTGGACCAGACACATTACTTGGATTACCTTGAGGGCCTTGTGGCCCGCTAACATTACTTGGATTACCTTGCGGTCCAGTTGGTCCTTGCGGTCCCTGTGGGCCTTGATTACCAATACCTTGTGGTCCACTTGGTCCTTGTGGCCCGCTAACATTACTTGGATTACCTTGATTCCCTTGTGGTCCTTGTGGTCCTTGATTTCCTTGCGGTCCCTGATTGCCTTGAGGGCCTTGTGGTCCCTGAATACCTTGATTACCTTGAGGGCCTTGTGGCCCGCTAACATTACTTGGATTACCTTGTGGTCCTTGCGGTCCTCTGTTACCTTGAGGTCCGGCTACATTACTAGCATTTCCTTGAGGTCCCTGTGGTCCAGTTGGTCCAGTTGGTCCCTGTGGCCCAGTTGGTCCTTGCGGCCCGGACACATCGCTAGTTGGTCCCTGTGGTCCTTGATTGCCTTGTGGACCTGTTGGTCCCTGCGGACCAGTTGGTCCTTGTGGCCCAGATACTGTACTGGCATTTCCTTGTGGGCCTTGTGGGCCTTGTGGGCCTTGATTACCTTGTGGTCCTTGTGGGCCCGATGGTCCCTGCGGGCCAGTTGGCCCTGTGACATGTCCTAAATTTATCCAGGTAGTTCCGTTCCAATACCAAATATTGTTATTAGTAGTATCTTCATAAGAATCACCAATTACTGGCCCTAAAATACCACTTAACTCTGTGCTGGTAGTGATTGTGCCTACAACTTTAATAAATTGACCTGCAGGTCCCTGTGGCCCAGTTGGTCCAGTTGGTCCCTGTGGCCCAGTTGGTCCTTGCGGTCCGCTCGGTCCTTGTGGTCCGCTTGGTCCTTGCGGTCCAGACACTGTGCTTGCATTTCCCTGATCACCCCGATTGCCCTGTGGTCCGCTAGGTCCTTGTGGCCCCGACACACCCTGTGGTCCTTGTGGTCCTTGTGGTCCTTGCGGTCCACTTGGTCCTTGTGGTCCAGACACTGTGCTTGCATTTCCCTGATCACCCTGATTGCCCTGTGGTCCGCTAGGTCCTTGTGGCCCCGACACACCCTGTGGTCCTTGTGGTCCCTGGTTACCGCGTGGTCCACTTGGTCCTTGTGGTCCGCTTGGACCTACAAACTGTCCAACATCAATCCATTGCCCTACACCGTCGGTACCATTTGAAACATAAAGATGTCCCGCAGTTCCGCCACCGTCGACAACATATGCATCGTTAACTGTGTTTCCAGTTAGGGGCAAATTATTAAAAAATGGTACATGCCCTTTTATATTAATTGAAGCGCCTTGATTCCCTTGTGGGCCTTGTGGTCCTTGATTCCCTTGTGGTCCTTGAGGGCCCGATGATCCTTGTGGTCCTCTAGGTCCGCTTGGTCCGCTTGGTCCAGTTGGCCCAGATACTCCTTGCGGTCCTTGATTTCCTTGAGGTCCACTAGGTCCCTGTGGTCCGCTAGGTCCTTGCGGTCCGCCTGGATTAAACAATACACCGTTTTGATAAAGATTTCCACCAAAATAAATGTCTTTTCCAACACCTAGCCCACCGGCAACTACTGCGGCGCCTGTTTGGGTAGATGTTGCATTAACTGTACTAGTTGTAACTAATTTAGGAGTTGATAAAACTCCAGTATCGCCTGTATAACTTAAATGACTATCAACGCCTGGAGTTAGATATTCTCCAGGCCCGATTGCCAATGTGGGATAATGTACAGTTGACGAATTGGTTATATTTTCAATTAATACTTTTCCAGCTTGCCCTGGAATAATAGTAGATGTACTTACCCAGGTTGCAGTAGTTCCATTACTTTGTAATAGATATCCTTGTGGACCAATTGGAATAAATTTTGTAGTGCTTGGGGCAATTTGATAAGGTATGCTACCTATAGCGCCACCTACAAGATTTGTCAAATCAGTTGATACTGGACCAGTTGGTCCTTGATTCCCTCTAGGTCCGCTTGGCCCACTTGGTCCACTTGGTCCCTGCGGTCCTTGATTTCCTTGCGGTCCTTGATTGCCTCTAATACCTTGTGGCCCACTTGGTCCCTGATTGCCCTGTGGACCTTGATTGCCCTGTGGTCCCTGCGGGCCCGATGGTCCTTGTGGTCCTTGATTCCCTTGTGGTCCTTGCGGTCCCTGATTGCCTTGAGGGCCTTGTGGTCCCTGAATACCTTGAGGGCCCTGTGGGCCTTGATTACCAGTATCACCTTTAGTTCCTAATAATTCCGCAGTTTGTGCTACAGTAAGGTACTGTTCTACGGAAGAATCTGCTACAATAAACTTGGTTTCGCCCGGTGTAGGGGTAGTTAAACCAGGAGGTTGTAATACTTGGGACAGTGGCGATCTATTGGTCATGTGTTTTATTACCTATCATTTTACTCGATAAGCGTATTTATTATTAATTGAGGGCTTATCCTCTCAACATTAGATATTTAGCTGTAGTATTACCTATGCTCTCTTGCACAATTAATCTATCAACTTCAAAATTTAACAATTTAAAATCAAATCCACTTAATTTAATACGACTAATAATCTTGTCACCTTGTCCGGGCAATGCATAACACAACGGAATTACTCGCATATAAGCAGGGGGTTTATAATCTCCCAATTGTGGTGTACGCATATACCTAGGTTTATTGTATTCATTTACACTAATGAATAAGTTATCTTCTAAATTATAACGCATGTTATCGATGCTATTAGGATAAACAAGAATATTATTGCCAAAATATACTGCATTGCTAACACTAATTCCGTTGTTATTAACTAGGTCATCTATTGGATCTATGTATACAACTTCATAGATTACAGATCCCGTGCTATCTATAGCAATGGCCTTTTTAATATCTCCGAAATAGAATCGTTTTCTATCAAAATTATTTTGTAATGCAGGCAAATAATCATCGATATTTAATTGCTCAATTCCAAATTCTAATACTAATTTTATATCATGTTGTACACCAAAGTTTGAGTCAAAATATCTGTACATAAGTTTAGGATCAAATGTAAATTCATTAGATATAAATTCTTTATAACTTGCTCTTTGTTGTTTAGAAAACAATGGTTTAAAATACATTTCTGTATATTTTTTAGAATCTCTTTGCACAGCAGTAATAGTAAATGTGCGATCTATAACACTGAGTTGATATACATCACTGGCTGATACTATGAATGTATATACACCTGTACTGTTATGATTAACTTTTCCAGATATATTTCCATCACGTTCTAAAGTTAATCCTAGTGGCAAACTACCACTTTTTAAAGTATATTTTATTGTATAGTTAGATAATATATGTTTAGCAACCACTGCTAATTCACTTATTATTCCAGTTTCTATAGTTCCTAGATTACTACCAGTGATCCATTCTATACTGCTTTCAACTTCACCTCTAACATTTAAATTAAACGTTTTTGTTTCAACAAGCACCTGGCTAGATGTTGTAATAGTTTTAGTTGTTAGAATTGCAATCTTGTAGTTTAATACGTATGCAGGTTGATATGGAATAAATCCGTAAATATAACCTGCAATAGGATCTAGGGACAATCCTTCTGGTAATTGCCCGTCTGCAAATGTATAGGTAAATTTACCTTCTTTGGTGGGTGATAAATTATTAGCCGTTGCATTTATAACTTGATTATTACTAGCACGAACTGTTCCTAAATCTACCATTCCGGTAGAAGTAGTTCTAGTTACTAGTAAAGTATATGATTTTTTGGTTGTTCCGTTTGCAGCAGTAACTTCTATTGTAATTATATTTGAACCAAAATTTAAATTAATTGGATCAGAAGTGGCTCCTGACAATACCGTATCACCTTTGACAGTTATTGTAGCATGTGATTCATTATGGACAGGAGTAACTGTAATTGAACTGTGAAATACAGAATAGGCATTATAAAAAACTACTGAAGGATTAAACTTTGGAGATAACGAATTGGAAGATATATTTAATAAAGACAATGTAGCATCGTTACTTATTTCTCTGGTTACAACAATACTATAAGAATTTATTGTACCATCTTGGGCAGTAACTACTAAAGTAATTGAATTTTCTCCTACATTTAAATTAATAGCCTTGGAACTGGCTCCGGAAATTACAGAATTACCATTAATTACTATACTGGCGTTTGACTCATGTACTGTGGGAGTAACAGTAACTGAACGTATTTCATTTAGTACAGAAGATGTATAAGAAGTTCTACCCGGAATAAACAACGGATTCAATTCCCCCTTTGATAATATCAATGAGGATAATGTAGCATCACTGCTAGATGCTCTAGTTACAGTAATAGTGTATGTTTTTGTAGCTATACCATCTTGACCTGTAACAACTATGGTAATGGTATTTGAACCAACCGTTAAATTAACAGCGTTGGACGAAGATCTAGAGATTACCGGTGTTCCGTTAACTGTAACTGTGGCGTGTGATTCGTTAGTAGTAGGTCTAACTGTAACAGCAGTGGTTAAATTACCCACAGAATCTGTGTACAATATTGTATTAGAATTAAATGTTGGACTTAATGTGCCATCTGAAATTGTTAATGCAGATAATGTGGCATCACTACTTATTGCTCTAGTTACAGTAATAGTGTATGTTTTTGTGGTACCGTCTTGTGCAGTAACAATCACAGTAATAGTATTTGATCCAACACTTAAACTAACAGCACTGGAAGCATATCCAGATATTACAGGAGCGCCGTTTACTGTTATTGTAGCATGTGACTCGTTACTAGTAGGTGTAATAGTGACTGAACTTACAAGATTTCCTACTGAATTTGTGTATGCTGTCGTGCCCGAACTAAATGAAGGGCTCAATGTTCCGTTTGAAATTGTTAATGCAGATAACGTAGCATCATTACTTAATCTAGTTACAGTAATGGTATATGTTTTTGTAGTTACGCCATCTTGACCAGTAACAATTATGGTGATAGTATTTGAACCAACACTTAAACTAATAGTACCAGATGGGGATCCCGATGATACTGGAGTTCCGTTGACAGTTATAGTAGCATGTGGATCACTACGCACTGGTGTAACTGTAACTGATGTAACAGCATTTAATACAGTATCAGTGTACGATATTGTATTGGCATTAAATGTTGGAATTAATGTTCCACTTGAAATTGATAATGCAGCCAAAGTAGCAACACTACCTGTCCTTCTAGTTACAGTAATAGTATAGGTCTTTATGGTTATGCCATCTTGAGCAGTAACTACCACATTAATAATATTTGCCCCAACATTTAAACTGATAGCACCGGAAGCAGATCCGGATGTTACAGTGGTTCCGTTAACAGTTATTGTTGCATGTGATTCGTTACAAGTTGCTGTAATTGTGACCGATGTTGTACCATAATCTACTGTATCTGTATATGATGTTATACTTGAAGTAAATGTTGGATTTAATCCCCCACCAGATATACTTAAATTAGATAAAGTAGCATCGACAGATATTCCGTTCAAAACTGATATTAATGAAATACCTATAGGGCTTCCTAATCCAGTAACAGCATCCCATCCTATAGTAGCATTATACCAAAAATTGTTAGGACCTGAATTGTTACCAGAAGTAACATCTCTAAAAGCACCTGGGTTATTGTAACTTAATGTGTGTACAAATCCAACTTTGGATGGGCTTATTGCATTGTTTAATCTAGCAACACACCCGGCAAAGAGCGGTGCAGTTGCACTTGTACCGCCGACTCCGACAATAAGTTGATTACCGGATCCATAATAAAATTGGTATCCGCTAGCTCCGTCTGCATTTCCGCCCCAATCTGGTATACCTCTAGTAGAAAACGCAGCTGGTCCAATATCTCCTGATGATGAATGTTGGCTATACCTTAATCCTTTTCCAGTTTGATATGAAGGTGCCCCGTACTGAACACTTAATCCCCCTCCAGTGGCATATCCTTGATTTGTGTTATTCCAAACTACTTCGCTAGCAATGGAACCATCCGGGTTTAATTCTAAAGTTGTTCCGCCGCAGGCAATTATGTAAGGATTAGTAGCAGGGAACAACGGATCAAAACTGTTACCACCCGGCGCAGCAGAACCCCAGTCGCCTGCCGCAGCAAATATTGTTATGCCTTTTGCGACTGATGTTTGGAGTACACTATCCATTGCAGTGAAATAACCACTCCACGCAGATTCACCTGCTCCCCAACTTAATGATAATATAGACGGATTGTTAGTATTATCATTAATTGCAGCACTGAAGCAAGTTGCAAAGTCTCCAAATGTATTTGGAGCAAAGTATATAACTTGTTTTGCTCCGGGCGCAACACCACCTGCTACTGCAATATCTAGCATAACTTCTACACTAGCGCCACTAGGGTCGCCTGGATAATTATAACCACCATTAACAAACACATCTACCACGGTAGGCGGAGTTTGTCCGTAATTAGCAAACGTGCTATTCAGGTTATCCTGTGTCCATCCGCCACCAAATTCTAGAATACCAATGCATTGTCCTGAACCTGTGTTGTTTGGCATTTTATAAGCAGTAGCGACTTGAGACGGTGTTAACCCACTTACAGCAGCCGGAAAAACTCCATTTTCCGGAACAACATGATATAACGGTTTTAATCTCCAAGATGTATCAAATCCAATAACATGATCAATAATATTTTCAAGGCTATCGGGTATACTAATATCATCTATGTGACTGATATGGGTTTGTTGGTCAGTTTCGACAGACAACAAAGTTATTTGAAATGCTTGATTGAATTGATCAGCGGTTCCTGTTAATTTTATTTGACTACTACTACGATATTGATCAACTACTGTAATGCCAAATGATTCTATAAATTCTCTAACGGCGGCAAAATCTTCGGCATCGGTACCAAATTTAGCCTTGAACTCGTCATGAGATAAAGTTGTATAAACTCCATCCATCACACCTTGAGCATAATCTTTTAAGGTAATCTCTGTAGTGGGTCTACGAACTACTATTGTAATGGTAATAGTTTCGTTAAGATCTAGCGGAACAGATGATACTATGTTATCAGGTTGCGGATGTGCGCTTCCTGCTATTTTTTTAAAAGTATAGTTATTGGTAGGCATGTTTAGGTAGAGTTTTCTCTTTAAACATATTTAGCCCTTACCAGTTTAGCTGTTTATGTACAGCTTTAACTAAAATTAATGTAGCAGTTTGTGCTCTATCTCGTGTATATCGTCAATACCAAACATTTCTAATATGGCTAGCACCTCTTCGGGCGGGTCTGACATTAGGTGTTCGGGAATCATAAAGGTTTTTAAGTTCCCATCTGGTCCGATGATAAATCCAAAATCATCACGACCGAAATCATCGTTATCTTCAATTTCTTCTATTTCCACAGACATTGCTGCGACATTGTTAGGCATTTTTATTCCAATATAAAACATGGGGTTGATAGAACGAATCTATCATCGTATTCGGATCTGGTTGCCCTCCATATCAGTTTATTCACAATGATATTTATCAGTGGTTAAATAAACGTACATAATTCTTAAAGGAAATTGTCATGTTTAAAAAAATTAAAGAGTTCTTCGTCGGAAAGCCTGCTCCAGCTCCTGTAGCCGAAGTAGCTTACAAAGTAGAAACTCCTGCACTTGCAACTCCTGTAGCACCTGCACCAGTTGTTGAAGAAGTTAAGGTTGAAACACCTGCTCCGGTTGTAGAAGCTGTTGTTGAAGTTACTCCTGCGGTAGAAGCTCCTGTAGCTATTGAGATACCTGCCAAGAAGCCACGTAAACCACGTGCTCCTAAAGCTGCTCCTGCAGAAAAGCCAGCCGCAAAAAAAGCAGCCCCTGTAAAGAAGGCTGCTGCTATTAAAGCTGCTCCAAAAGCTAATTCAAAGAAGGCTTAACTTTTTAGCTTGATCAGCAAGGGCAAAGCTCGCAAGGTTCTTGCCCTTACTCTCCGCCATGATGTCGAACTGATCTAAAAAGCTCAAAGCCCATTCATTTACTGCTGTATTCCAGTAGAAATCACTATGGGCCCGAAGTTTTTGCTTACGGTATCCGTTTTCTAACAACAGTTTATAATCTGGGGCAACTAACGGGTCGTGACCAACAAGCCAATCTTCACGTGAAACACTGTAATGTAAAGTAGGGCGAACACCGCGCCAAGAATCAACAACCCGCTGAACCTGCTCCGAGGATGGCGCCAAGTATTCTCCTTCTCGCACCCAATTATGATGTAGATCCAAAACAATTGGAACAAGATCAGATATGCTAATGCAATCATCTAGTCCCCACGCATTTTCTTCGTTTTCGATTGTAATGGTGTTGCGGGCTTCGGGGCTGAGTCTTTTGTAGGCTTGTCGGATACCTTCTGGACCGGCGCGACCGGAGATATGGACGTTGATCTTAAAGTCTTGGAACGATTTACCGTAGCCCATGTACCTGGCCATATCTGCATGATATTCAAACTCCTCTATACTACGATTAACGATATCTGGATTATCACTTGCCAACACAGTGAACTGACCAGGATGAAAAGAGAGCCTAACACCATTCTTGCGAGCCACATCTCCCACTTCTCTAAATGCTCTTTCGCAATATTCTCTGGTAGCGGGAAGCCGCCAAAACCAGCTCCAATCCTGCTGAGTATACACAGGTAGTATATCGCTGCCGAGTCGTACCATTCTAAGATTTTCATCAAGTGCTCCCACACGGTTGACGAGCTTGCGAACAGCTTCGATATTACCTACCATTAGGTCCCATAGTTTTTGTTCCGCAACTTCTTTGCTCTGTCTATTTAACCATGCAACAGTGGTACTGCCGGTATTATATTGCTTGGCATCGTCATTGGGCTTGATACCATTAACTTGTGCAGGAGTATCAATCCACTTGCAGGCGAATCCGATTTTCTTAGTCATATACTTAAAATAAAAATGAATAAAGCAATATATGGATGCCCTATAGTAAAGGCAAACAAAGCGAGAATAGTACCGTAGAATATTTTATCACTACCCATTTTGAACTTTCTGGATAGACCATGTGCCGTCCTTATTATCGATCCATTCTAATGTGTCACCTTCTACCCAACCTTGCAGATTGAGTAATTCTTGAGGCAACGGTAATACAAGATCACCGGTGCCGTCATCGGCTTCTTCAATATTCACTGTCCATTGTGTCATTGCATTTTAAAATCGTTTGTTTTGTAGTTGATGTATGCGATTGCAAAATTAAGTGCCGCCCAAACATACTTTCCATTAATCAAGTCATCAAGACCTGCAAATGTACACCAACCAATAAGGAACCATGTTATCGCATCTTGGTTGCGAACATACCAATTTCTAAACTGACCCATAATACGCTCCTTGTAAAATACTATTATACACTATCTCAAGAAAAAGATCAATCATGCGTTCGACTTTTTACATACCAACCTGTTAATATATATTTTGGCTGAGAATAAACAGTTAATCCTCGATGTGGGTGTGTCATACCTGCAGGCCAGATCACTACAGTCCCTTGAGTTGGACGAATACGCCTTTTTTGATAAAGAAATTCAGTTTCTGCTTCACCTTCGGGCATATCATTAAGATAAATCATCCAAACTAGCTCTCGATTAAAATGCCTTGGGAGGTCTCCGTTTTCGTAATGCCATACATGATATCCACCCATTGGCAAAGTTCTTTGCAGTTTTAAGCAATAATTATTACTTAATGCTACTTCTTTTAACTGACCAAATTCTTCAACGTATTCAGTTACACAATCATTTAGATAATACAAATATTTTGAACAAAGATCTGATTTATTGAATACATGGTTTTCTAAAAAAATTGCTAGATCTTTTCTTCCTAGATTTGAATTAGAAAATTGGGTTGCATTATTAGATACATGCTCTGCAAGTTCTGGGTTATTAACTATTTCCTCAAACGCATCAATTGTTTCCTGACAATCGTTGGGTGTTACTTTTCCCGGCCATGTTCTAATAAAATCTTCCATTATATTACCTTACGAAAATAGTCAATAGTTTTAATCAACCCTTGTTCTAAATTGATCTTCGGCGCCCAATTTAAAATATCTTTAGCACGTTCGATATTAGGTTTTCGTTGTTTTGGATCATCTTTTGGCAACGGCATATAAACAATTTTACTTATAGTTCCAGTTAATTGAATAACTTTTTCTGCTAATTCTAGCATACTAAACTCTCCGGGATTACCAATGTTTATTGGCAAATGATATTCGGTATCCATAAGTTTTACCATGCCGTCTAGGTTGTCTTCAAAGTAGCAGAAACTTCGAGTTTGACTGCCATCACCGTAGATGGTAATATCTTCACCGCGTAGGGCTTGAACAATAAAGTTACTGACAACCCGACCGTCATTGGTATTCATTCTGGGACCGTAGGTGTTAAAGATGCGCATAATCTTTGTATCAACATTGTGCTTACGATAGTAATCCATAAACAATGTTTCAGCTGATCGTTTCCCCTCATCATAACAACTGCGGATACCAATAGGATTTACATTGCCCCAATATTCTTCGGGTTGCGGATGCACTTCAGGATCACCATAACATTCACTTGTCGAAGCCTGCAGGATTTTAGCACCCGTGCGTTTAGCAAGTCCTAACATATTGAACGCACCAATTACTGATGTTTTCATTGTTTGAATAGGATCTAACTGATAGTAGTAGGGACTTGCAGGACAGGCCAGATTATATATCTCGTCTACTTCTACATATAATGGAATGTAGATATCTTGACGGATAACTTCAAAGTTTTTATAGTCGAGCAAGTGCTCAATATTCTTTTTACTGCCGGTGAAGTAATTGTCAACACATAAGACATGATGTCCTTGTGCCACTAGTCTATCGCAAAGGTGACTACCAAGAAATCCAGCACCCCCGGTTACTAATATTTTTTTCATTTTTTATCTGTAGGTTCTACAATGCCATATTGTCGATACATCCAGGCAATAAAGTGTTCAATAGGCAATTTTGGACCTACTTGATCTGAATATACTTTGTATGCAATACTTACTTTCTCTAACCAATCTTTATCTTTCATTCTAATTCCTTTTACACCTGCAATGATTACCAGTGACGCACTACCCCTGCTACAATAAATGCATTAGTAATTATGTAGCAAAGAACCACTAGGGTGCGAATTAAGGCAACACGATCGGCCTCTTGATTGTTATTGCCTGATTTTTCTCCCAATGCTTTGGCCCAAAGGCGCCAATAATTTTTAGCCTTCGTACGTAGCCGAGTTACCTGCATGTTCAAATACTTCAACTGATTTAATTCTCACTGATGGGTTTAGTGGATACCGGTGATCACCATTCGTTAGCAACCAATCCATTTTGTTATAGCACATTTTGGCAAACAGTTCGCAACCTACACCTGGTACAATGCGTAGATCGCATATACCCAATCTACGGTATGGTTCTACTTGTACACGATCTGGGTTGCCGTCATGCTCTGGATTTGAGCTCCAACCTGACATCAGTTTAAAACGGTCCAATAATGGATCATCTTCGGCAATCACAGTGGTGTGGTCGAACATCCAATCAGCCCATGCTTTGAATTCTTTAAGACCACCAAAGTCCATGCCCCAGTTCTTTTCGTCTAATGTATCGCATTCAAAGATTAATTTGATGCCAATTGAGTATCCGTGCAGTAGTGAGCAGTGGCTGTGAGTGGCACGCCATTGTCTAAAACAGCATGAAAGGCCGCGGTCATTACCGTATGTTTTTGTTGATAGATATTTTGCCATCTTTATCTCCTATGTTAATTATAGCATAGACAGCAGAGTTTGTATAGCGGGAAATGATGTCAAGACCGCTGTAGTGTTATTTAAGTAATTTAATTTCTTGCTGAACAATTTTTAAATCTTCTTTGATTTCATTGATCATTGAGATTTCTTTTTGACGATTGCAAATCAATTGCAATAAGGTAAAGGCAAACAAACCCCAACCTACGATTCCGCCTACTATTAAAAATGCCAATATTAAATGTTGTTCCATAATTTTTCTCTCATAAGTGTCAATATTTACTCGCACTTACAGGAGAATTTACTTACGACTTATCGACTCTCAACAACCTTGTCGGCCAGACCATATGCAACTGCTTCCTGTGCAGAAAGGAATGTGTCAAACTTCATGATCTCAAACAATTCCTCATATGTCTTGCCAGCAGTATTGTGACGGACATACAGTTCTGTCAAACGCTGATTGATACGCTGACTTTCATCATAGCTGCGTTTTGCATCTTCGAACTGTAGTTCTTGTACATGAACTGAACCCCGAGTACCCGGTGTGCCCGAACTAACACGATGAATCATTGTGCGGCTTTCTGGCAATACATATCGCTTGCCTTTTGCACCTGCCTGTGCAAGGAAACTACCCATTGAACAAGCCTGCCCCATGACATAGGTTGCAACATCAGGTTTGATAAATTGCATAACATCATAGATACTCAAGCCAGCAGTCACACCGCCACCTGGGCTGTTGATGTAAAGATGAATATCTTTCTCTGAATCGGCACTCTCTAAATGTAGCAATTGTGCTACCACAAGATTTGCACTGTGATCATCAACTGGTCCGTTAAGGAACACTATTCTCTCGTTCAAGAGTCTGGAAAAAATATCGAACGCTCGTTCGCCTTGACCGGTCTTTTCGACCACCATTGGTACTAGTTGTGAAATCATATTAAAAATTATCCTTTATTGTATTTGTATCTGCAAGACCTGCAACTATTTGAAATTGTTCCCACGCTCGCTTCACTGCGGGATTACTGTCAATATCGTGTGATGATAGACCGGCCTCCATCCAGTAGTAGTTCATACGGCGAGGGTGTGCTCCAAACTTACGAGGCTGGTGCAGTTTGCCCTGTTCCCATAAATCAATGCTAACTTGACGGAAACGAGCTTCGTCCTCATCGGTGTAGTTATACCATTCGGGATTATCGTAATGATACCCTTCCCAAATGCCCTTCCATTGTGCATCGTCTCGTGGATCGAAGTCGGTGCGGCTAATAACAACCAACACATCACGCATATCTACAACACCGTCTACAATGTCTCTAACACAGCGACTATAGCTCAAACCTATACGCATATCTATTCCTTATCCTGTTCGTATTTTTTAACCATTCGATACAACGGTTCCATCTTTTCTTGAAACACGCCCGGAACTTCTCGAGCCACTATTTGCATATCCCAATCGCTAGGATAATGTCTCAAACAACTTCTTGCTTGATCTTTAATTGCTTTTGGAACTCGAGGAGTAGTCAAGATCTGTAATAAAAATCTTTGAGTCTGTACTACTGCACGATACCGTTCGTCAGGGAGTGTCATTTCGAGCCTTTTCTCGTTCTTGATGATGCGTTTCACACAATACTTTGTGCCAACCAACTTGACGAGTCTCGCCGGGTGTTCCACAGACTTCACAAGTGACTTCACTTATGGCTTCTGCCATGCTAACAAGTCCAGCAATGTATTCATCACCACCATCATAGTAGAACCGTAGTGATCCAAACTTTTCTTTGACCTGTGTCACAACTACCTGCGGAATTTCCTTCTTCCATTTGAGGTGACTTTGGATATTACGACACAGCATATTGATGATATTAAACCATCCGTCACTGCACTCAAAGCCCCAGAAATCTTCCGAGAACATCTGCGGATATACCTGTTTTAGGTAGTCTTCATTTTCCTGCTTCATGGGCTGCTTTCATCCCTGCAACAAAACCTTCATCTGCCAATTTCTCACGCAGAATCTTTTCAACAAAATCGTTAAATGTCATATCAGCTTCATGTGCCATTTTAAAGATAGCCATCAGTTCGTGATCAGGCAGGTCAATTGGAATAGTGACACGAGTATCATAATCTTCACCTGCTACAATAGCCAATGCCTTTTGTATGAAGTCGTCATCCACTTCTAGGTCACACCACTCAACCGTGTCCCACGCTTCTTTAATCTGATCTACGTTCTTGTAATCTTCGTGGAACAATCGGTAGGCACGTTGATGTTTGTAGTCACATGCTTCAACACAATAGACCACTTGGGTCTTTGTATCAAAGATGATTTCCAAACTGTAGCCATCGTGATCACCATTCCATGATGTCAGTGCATAGGCATTATCGCTGAATAGATTGTAGTCACCACCTTCAGTGATGCGATAATCAACAAGTTCCATCCATTCTTTTAGTGTTAGCATTTTAGTTCCTTAAAAGTTGTTTAATATATTATACAGGGGTTCTACTGCAAAGTCAATCATTTATACACCTTCAAGATGATTGTATCTTCACTAAATCTTCCGTTGAGCACAGTCTCTGTAGTCTTGACACTCTTGGCAAACCAAGTTTCAAAACGTTTCTGCGTATTCTGCTCTTTGATTTCTTTGACCTGTTCTGGAGGCTTGCGCAGAGTCTTTTGCATACTCTTTTCAGTGAAGTTGGTAAGACTACTGTTCTTAACACCCAGGCCTTCACTGCTCTTGGCAATGTAGACGCCGATCTTGCGTGTCTTGACATTGAGCACAACAACACCTTGAGCACCAATAATGGTAGCCGGCGGCACTGATGTCACACCCAATTTGGTGTCAGTCAACATGAACTTGAGCTTCTTAACCAATTCTTCTGCGGGCTTGACCTTGGCAGTACGTGGCTTCTTCAACACTTTCTGTTCTGCGGCGATCTGCTCACAAGCGGCCATTATGGCCGCATAGAACTCAATCAGCTTGTTGACATTCTTACGTGGCAGATGTTTGAACGCTTCTTTCAACTGTTCATCACCTTTACCTGTGCTCAACTCAACCAACTCATCGTAGCCGCGTTGGAAATAACCTTTGATGATACGTGAGTGCGCAGCCTTGGCACCTTTGCCTTTTAACAAGTTAATAACTTTGATGTCTTTGGGATTAAATGCATCCGGGTCGGTAATAAAACTGTCAATGGCAGCATCTAGTTCTTCACTCATACCACCTGCGGCTTCACGCAGCCGATCTTGAATAGTCGGAACATAGACTACTGTTGTTGTCTTAACTGCCTTAACTTCTTCCTCGGGTACTTCATCGTATTCACCAGATGTTACAACTTTGGCAATCTCTGCCTTGAGCCAAGCCACGGTGCTACGACCATCGTTAAACTCTGGATGCACATCTGGCATACCTTTGATTAGGCAGGCTGCAACAGAACCAGTAGTTAACTCACATCGACCATCACGAGTATCTTTAAAAGCCTGAATATCTGCCCGGGCATAACCATTGCGACCCATCCAGTCAACGACTTTGGGTTTGAGTTCTTTGGCGCTGGATTCCATACGGTAGTAGCGCATGGCAAATTGGAAGTGACGCAGGAACTGCTCGCCTGTCCAAGTTTCTGCACCATCCCACTTTGGACTGTGATCGCGTTTTGCGTGTTCACGGATACTAATGCTAGTAACTTTTTCTTTTTTAACTTTGGGCTTGATCTTAATGCCTGCAACAACTGCCATGTTTCTCTCCTATTTGCTAGTGTATGTATCAATTATACACTCATTTTCACTTGATGTCAAGAGTGGAATTACCAGATTTGTCCAAATATTCGCTATATTTTAGTAAGAACATGGTGCGTTTTGGCTCATTGTAGAAATCCAGATGTATGTTAAACACCCGCCATCTAGTTCCGTAGCTAGCATCGTTTGTATCGACTTCGCTATCCAACCATGCTTCGTGTCGTCTAGCAGTAAAGCCCAACACCTCTCTCATCTTGTCGCGTATCAACAACACGCTAGGTGGATGAGTTCGGGCAATATGGTTATAGATTTTAAGCCATGCTCCCTCGGATAACACTATAGGTTTAGTCATTGCTGTCTATCACAATCCAACCTAGTTTTTTAAGGTCTTCTCGAATTTCATCAGTGACTACACTTTCGCCTACAAATGCTTGACCTTCTTTGTACCAGGTCTGTTGTTCTAATGTCCAACCTTCCCATTCTCCGGGTTCTAGTGGATCATTGTTTCGAATACCACTACAATACCAATCGATGTAGTCACCCTTTTCCTGCATGTCGGCAATGATACCGCCAGCATATCTCCAACTGGCTCCCCAACGCTGATCCTTCAAGATGGGCATGACATCTAATTTCTGAAATTCGTTATTACAGATTGCGGCATAGAGATTTTGAGCGTAGATACGACTTTCACGGACTTTTGCTAAAATCCAATCGGTGCTACGGAGATCATACTCCATATTATCTTTCTTCCAATTGGGATCTTCTTCTTTAATCATCTTATCGAAATTAATATTTTCATACATCTTAATATATTCTGGATCGGGTATTTTGCCTTCCTCCATTTGTCGCTTTACGTAATTATCTCGTTGGAACGTATTACGTTCATGGCTTTGGCTCAATTTGGTCATGGGGTCTTTCGGGTCTATTGACACAATATTCACAAGTTGGGTCATCGCACTTGGACTCCGACCATTTATTACAAGTTTCACAATAGTAGGTGTCGTACTCTTGCGAATACTTCTCCTCACCATTGCATCGGCAGATTAAGTCCATAGACTACCACGAACCTTAATTAATCTGATCATCATTTGTTCATCTTCCTTCTCATAGGCTGCTTCCATCTTCTGTAGCAGTTTGTGGGCCTTGTCGCTGGCCTTCTTCAGTTCGGGACTTTTATCTGTGCCAAAGAACAACTTGCCACCGTTGGCTAGTCGAGCAGCTTCGCAGTAATCAGTCCAACCACTGGCATCATATGGATCAGGACGATTACGATAAGTCACAGTCCACCATGTGTAGAGCTCTTTGATTTCCTTGGCGCGCTCTGCCTGCGGAGTTGGTTTGTTTTGCTTATCTTCATCAACCATACCGGGATAGTCGCTGCCATAGGTCAAAGACATTGCCCAGTCAAGGTGATCCAGCCCTGCTTGCGGGCAACGCCAAGTTCTCCAACGGAACCAACCACTAGCCCAGAATGGTGCTTTGTATTTTGCTTTGCCTTCGTCACTCCACGCAATGTGCATCCATGCTGATTCTACTTCAACAAAATCAACCAGCTCATTGAATAGGCAAGGCAGAAAGCGGTTCCCCACGTCGCACCATTGACCCGGTTTAATATCCCGGGCATGAGCGGTAAGACTATGAGTGCGACTAACCCAACGGTTGTTAATGTAGTATTTGATATCATATATTTTCCTTACAGGCCAGGTGACAAAATCTTGGATATGTCCAAGTGCTTCCTCAGCTAACCAGTAACGAAAATTGTGCTTCATTTGTGCGGCAGTAGTCCATTCATCCCATTCTTCTGCTGTGCCAGCGCCGAGCTTTTTAGTACCACGAACCCAGTCAGCAAAAGGACTGCAACTCCAATAATGTGTATGATGTGCCATAATAAAACTCCTGTTAATGTATTTAATTATACGCTAAACAGGATTGGATGTCAATTACTTTTTTGAAGTAAATGGTAGTAAATTTGGCGGAACCCAGCCAACTGGTTTTAATACTTTACCATCTTCGCGTTTACGAACTTTGCCAGTTTCTTTATCAATCTTGGCAAAGTTAGTCATCATAACTTCTTTCCAAGCACCCTCGGCATCAAACCCAGCACTATGAATAGCACCAATAGTAACAACTAGAATATCAATAAGAGCATCTAACTCTTCGACATCGTTACCCATCGCCCTTGCTTCTTGTAGCTCTTTAAATTCTTCATCGATTAAATTGAGATACATATCGTATTGCCCGGGATTAAAAGTTTCAACACTTTGATCGCAAGCCTTCATAAATTTTTCTTGATCACGAAATGGATTCATATACTTCCTCTTGTAAATATCTTTTTAATTCTTTATCTGTAGGATCTACTGCGTAGTTTTGTTTGAAAAATATTTCATAACTATCACTACCATATTTGCCAATGCCGTATAACTTTTTAGCATCTTCACCGTCCCAGGATAGATAATCTTGGCTCATACGCACTAGCCGTTCATATCGAACGTTCGTCATACCTAGGGGTGCTAGTATAGTTTTGACAAAGTCTGAATCGGCATTGATTAAAGCCTGTGGAGTAGGAAACCAATAAAGAAATTCAGGTAAAGTCATTTTGACTGGTTTACGGCTAGTTTGATTCAGCATTATCACACCCACCATGTGTTCCCAAGAATTGGCGATCTGTTGCTGTACCATTAAGTTGTCTCGTAACGGCTCAAAGAATTTCATATTAGTCTACCAGCATCAATTGTTTTTCGTTATAGATATGTAACGCACCTGCTACTTCGGGAGTAGTACATTCCACAACAACTCTGCGTTCACCTGCCAGTGTATCAAATGCCGCTATTACAATACCAGGCCACTTGTAGCCACTGACCTTTTCCACTTTATCGCCAATTTTAAAATTCATATTAACCTCTAATTCCTGTTGTTGTTTTATTGATTGAAGGACCTGCACTGGTAAAGTCAATTCCGGCCATACGACCTTCATACATTTTACCATTCCAAGTCATGGGCAACTTTACACTTTTGTTAAGGACCACAGTTAGATTCTTTTGTTCCTTAAACTCGTGTACAGCCGCTTCTACTGTTTTACTTGAGTTTGCCTGTTTAACGGTACAGGTCTCACCGTATCTTACCACTTCCATCTTTGCCCCATCTTAAATAGAATTCACTCAACTTCTTTGCTTCAAGTTCTGCTGTTATGGCATATTGATACCCATATAACGAATGATCTATATGTCTACGCCATTCGGGCTTAACTACAGAATTTTTCATAATAAACTGACCAGCGTCGCTTTGTTGCCAATCCCAAATAGGTCCTGCAGCATAAATTTCAGGATCGTCAACATCTCCAACACTGAATTTATGCACAACCACTTTGTGAATTTCCTGAACAAGTTTTTGTCCGTCTCGTTCAATAACTTTAAATCTTACTGCTGCCATGATAGATGAAATACAGTTATAAACTTTTCAGCATCTTTTTTAGATTTAAAATCCCACATGTCAAATGCCATACGCCTAACATCGGGCCAATCTTTTAATTTTTCAGCTGCCCATTCCACACAGTCAGTTAAATGTTGATTATACCACCGTTGCTCGCCATCAGTTTCTTCTATAAACTGCAATCGGTACCAATAATTTGGACCATTTGCTCTTCGATGTAGAGTAGGTTTAATCATAGGCTGCTCATAAGCCCACTTTATGAGGACTTTATCTAATTCGACGAAATCTAAGTTCAAACTTTTTTCTTTCTAGGATAATTGCGGCGCTTGGGTTTGGCATCTTTAATTACCAACGGCCCGTGGCTAGCATCCTGTTGAGATTTTTCTAGAGCGGCATGGATAGCATCTGTACTAATGTCATCGTCCTCATCAGCAAAAGATCCCATTCCGTCATGTCCATCACCGGTATAATCTTCTCCAGCATCTGAAATAAATGCTACGCCAGTCCTAGCTAACATACGATGTGCCGCATCTGGATCACTAAATGCTTCACGCAAACTACCAACATGTCCGTCTTTAGTTTGACTAATAGTCTGCCATGTTCGAATCTCGAGCAAAGGTTCTATTTCTGTAGGAATGGATACAACATAGTGCATATCATTATAACCTTCAATGTTAAATGATTTGACTACAGTACCTTGGGTAGATTTATCATTAGCTCTACGAACACCGTAGATCCAAACGACATCGCCTACATTATATTTTTTCTTAACTGTCATATTTTATCAAGCCGGAGCTTGTTCTCTGCTTTTAACGTCAAGAAGATCTTTGACAAATTTGATAGCCTTGCGGTCAGTATCATACACGTATTCTTGATCTTCATCGTCATCACTACGCAAAGTGACGATAACACCGTTTTTAACCTTGCGTATTTCAATAGATTCAAACATGAGAATCCTTTCTTTTATTGTTGCGGAACACTCAAATTGTAGTTAAAGTGGAAGATACCGATATGTGCTACTTCGCGGCTAAGTTCCTGATCACACCAAACTTCATATCCTGTCTTTTGAGCCTGTTGACAAAAATAAATGTCCTCACCAATTTCAAGATTAAGTTCTTTTACAAACTCTTGTAGGTAATGCGGTTGTGGAATTTTTTCATAAACTTCACGTTTGCATAAAACCATACCATGTGGTAGAACATCAATCAATTCCATTGCTGGTGAATTATCTGTTGTTTGGAACTCTGTAAACGATCCTGCCTTACCACTCATACCGGTAAAGTTAGGATTAGGGAAACGGCGACGACGATAGTTAGCACCTACAATATCTTTATTACGTGCCAACAAACGCATAGGTGCATCAATTGGAAACTTCATATCGCTATCGACCCACCAAATGTAATCAAAATCTGACTTCAAGAAGATGTCAACTAGGTTACGACGAGCAATAGTAATAACTGATCCAATGTTGAATGCACAGTTGATCTTAATCCCGTTAGCAACCATGTTGGCTGCTGCCATTGCCAAGTGTTGAGCAAATTCAGCATTGACCATTTCCATTGCTGGAACAGCAATCATAATGCTAGGACGTTGACCCGGTTGTTGTGCAGGTTGCCCCATTGTGCGTTGCAAGGACGCAGCCGCATTTGGAACCTGACGTTGCGGGATGTTTAGTTTACCTTTGTTTTTCATTTGTTTCCTTTGTTATATATAGTAACACATTTATCGATATTTTGCAAATCTATTTTTGCCAAATTCGTATTCACCGTGGTGCAAACTCTTGTTGGAGTTTAATGTTATCAAAAAACTCTTTTTTTGTATTGCCATCTTCTTTAAACGCACCTTTTAACACTGTTGTTTGTGTTAGACTAGAATGTGCCATAATGCCTCGATTCTCACAGCATCCATGAATCATTTGAATATACACACCTAGATCTTTTGCTCCTGTTGCCTTGCCGATCTCTCTTGCAATGTCGTTACACAGTTCCTCCTGCAAAGTACCTCGACGAGCACACCACTGAGCAATACGAGTATACTTGCTAAGACCAATAAGTTTTTGTGCGGCGATGATGCCAATGTAAGCGACACCGCTAACGGGCTGATGATGATGACTGCACATAGAGCGCAACTCACTACGTACCACCAACATACCTTCGTAACGATCCTCCGAATCATTTGGAAAAGCGGTTGCATCGGGAGCTGGATCATATCTACCTGCCATTATTTCATTAAAATACATTTTGGCCAGTCTACGTGCTGTGCCTTTACTGTTAGGATCATTTTCACGATCAATTAATAGTGCATTTAGCACTTGTTCAAATGCTGGTGTTGCTTCGTCAATTAGTTTTTCTATGTCACCGTCGTGTAGGTATTCACTAATGTTATCACCTGCCCAAAATCTCTTACCTTCACGTTTCATTTTAAAACGAAGATGGTCGCCTAAGTATGCTTCTGAATATCCGCCATCACCATGCATAGCATCTAGGCCTGTTTGTTTTTCACTCATTTTATTATTCTCCGATGTTTTAAGGCAGAGGATTGCCTATTTGTTTATAATACAGTATTATTTAGGTCCGGTCAACCTAAGTAGCGTATTTTTCTTAACGGCTGCGTCCAATACATTTAACCCAACACCGTATTCTTCTGCAAACTTTAACATGGCACTGGTATCCTTTGGGAAACATGCTCCACCAAAACCAAATGCTCCATCTGGGCCAGGTACTTGCATATGACTATTGCCAATACGCTTGTCCATCTTCATCATATGGGCAATCTTATCAAAGTCTAGATCCATTGCACTTGCCGCTTGATGCAGTTCATTCATGAAGACAACTTTGGTGCTCATGAAACAATTGATAGCATACTTGGCAAGACTGGCTTCACCTATGCTACAATATCGGACATTATCTCCTAGCACTTGTTGTCCTATGCGAATAAGACGTTCTGCCTCACGTTGGTATGCTAAAACTCGTCCACCAATGATAGCAAATGATCCATTCATATAATCTATCACAGCATTTGCCGCAGTTAGGAATTCCGGAGCATGAACAAGATTAGGATATAGATCATTTAAACGTTCATATACATCTGGGGGTGCTGTGCATTTACTAATGATTACACCTTGGTAATTGATTTTCTTTAGATTATCTAGCACATCTTCTAATATACTAGTATCGCACGTCCCGTCGTCACCTTGTGGACTTGGCACACATACAAATACACCCTCGCAGTCGACTAAATCTTTATATGTATTTAGGTATCCTTTAGCAGGGTCTACTGCTACTGTTCTACAAATACCCTGTCCCATAGCATGATCAATTGCGCCACCCACAAAACCCATTCCTACTATTCCGACTTTTTCTATCATTGTTTGATTTTTAAAAATTACCTTTGCACCACCTATAGTGCCGGGCATGGACATATTTAAGGTCATTTAGTGAGCCCCATAAAAATAAGTTCACGCTCTGTGACATTGGCTACAGGTTTGAGCCAACCGTGCTGGATACACTCTAGTATAAGATCTTTGTAATTTTCTGGGCATCGTTGACTGATTTCAATCCCGGCTCGGTGTGCTTGCTCTAGTCCAGCGATGATTACAAAATTAGGATCGCCCGGTTTGATAGTGCGAATTTGGCTTTGGTGAACAGTGTATGTCATGCTACTATTATAGCATGAATTTTAAGTTAAGTCAATTATCGACCTATCCACTCTTTGTTACGATATGGCCTACCTGCTTCTGCGTGAGGTAGATAGCGTATGACCTTTGACTTTAATCGTTTGATAATAATGTGATTGTGATCATGGTCAAATGCATTGAGATATTCTCTCCAGCAGTTGCTTCTTCTTTTCTTCTTACTTTGATCTTCGTTTAAGTATTGGTAAATTAGCTGATGATCGCTATTGAACTTTGTTAGGAGTTCGCAGGCAATGTTAAATCCATATGCATCTATTTCATCACTCTTACCTAGATAACTTTGTTCCTGATTTTGCTCATCCTTTTCAGCAGTGCTGGCATAATCTGGTAAATCTTTGAACTTTCTTCTTCGATGCTGACGCATGTGTATAACTTCGTGGAGGATAGTATCTGCAAATAAACTGCATAATCTGTTGAATTTTGACCTAGAAACGGTTATAAATTTGTCAAACGGGTTATAAACTAGGACTATTTCAATGCATTTCTGTCGAGCTTTATCATTGTCGCTGTAGTATGCGCCACCTAGATATGAACAGTTAAATTCTACTGCTTTATCAGAACGTTTGGCAACTATTACAGGCAGCATTGATTTGATATGTTTGGAAAATATTCTATGATATGTGTCAACTTTGAGCTGCTTATTGACTACTTTTGGAGCGATTAAGGCAAGGGCGTCTATTAGACTCTGGCGGTCTAACAATGACCAATCAAACTTTCCAGTATTTCTAGCCATGTATATCTCCTGTATACCTAAATATTTAGCAGGATTTTATAAGGATACCGTAGTCTTTTACAGATATACAGCCCATAAAATGCAATCTAGAACTATCGGAAAAATTGCAGAAACTGTGGTTTTCTAACGTGTTTACTGCATATATATTACCCGCCGGAAGATGAATTAGTTGAGGATTATTCGGAAAAATAAACATACAATCTGGATTGGTTATTAGCGGAATATGCAATCTTGGCGATTTATCTTTATGTATACTGTAGCAAGACTTACCCGATGACCACATTAGCCTTGATCTGTATAACTTATATTTCTTTATAACATCTTCAAATATGGTATTTTGAAATAGGGGATTTATTACATTGTAATCTGTTTCTATTCTGCCAGGTTGTAGTTTTCCTACAGCACTTAAAAAAGGATCCTCACCATCTGCATATTGCACTCCAGTTTGCTGACCTTTTTCTGGACTGTCTAACCATTGTATTTTATCAGCAAGTCGTTGATATTCTGATAACATCTCTGTGTGATCAAATGATGAAATTATAGAAGATGACGCCATGTAAATTATTTAACTTGAAATTATGGTGTGGTATAAATTACCCTATAAATATAGGATGATAATACACAGTATACACGATTTAACAGATCAAGTGTTGGTTAATTTGTTAAAGACTGGTTTGGATACAATAAATGATTCTAAATACATAAAAAATTATCATCCAGATTTTTCAGACCAGCCTGGTAACTTATTTTATATATTGTCACAAGGTCGTTATCAAAAAGGTCGTGGAAAATACTTTATTATAGAGGAAGATGGAAAGTATATCTGTAGCGCAGGATGGAATGAATATGAGTTAGATCCAACTGTTGTATTGGTATTGACTAGAATGTATATTGTTCCAGAACATCGTGCAAGATACCATATAGGTAATCATATATTGCCTAAAGCAATACAAGAAGCAAGTAATTACAAAAAGATCTGGATTACCTGCAATGAGCATAATAAAGCAATTTATAATTGGTTTTTAAGAGCATCGACTGGTAAGCGTCCGGCCCTTTATAATAATTGGCCGGAAATCTATAAGAGGTTTACACCTGTGGGAATGAAAACTGTATATTATACAGATCAATATGTCGTAGAATATCAACAATGAACTTTACCTATAACAATCATTTATCTTATATTATAGGCAATAATGAATTTGGTCATAGAACAAATTCTCAAGAATTGTTTAATATCAGTGTAGGCAAAATAGATAAGGATCATTTTAGGCAAAGTAACTTTAAAAATGAATTAATTAGGACCGCTGATTTAATCTACAAAGATTACGGAAAAGACTTTGCATTGTTTCTCAGCGGCGGAACCGATAGCGAGATAGTAGCTCGTAATTTTTTAGATATAGGAATTATTCCTACCTGTTATACCATAAAGTTTAATGGCGATTATAATGCAGACGATGTGAATGAAGCAATAGATTTATCGAAAGAATTAAATCTCCCATTACACATTATTGATTTTGATGTTAAAGAATTCATGTATAGCGGAGAAGCTAGTGAATTTGGAAAACAATTACAATGTACACAAATTACCTACTTAATGGTTTATTACAGTATTTTAAAATTGGGATTACCTGCTATTATGGGCGGCGAAGCTATGTTGAAAAGAAATATAGGTACTGATCCTAGTACATGGTATTATTGTTTTAGAGAAAATGAAGATGCCAGTGCTATGCGGTTCAGTAACCTATACAATATTCCTTTGGTGAATGAATACTTTAGTTACACTCCTGAATTGTTATTATATTATCTAGAAGATCCAGATATAAAATCCCTAGTTTCAAACAAGTACAATTATAAACTATCATCAGTAAGCAGTAAAAATAATATTCTAAAAAAGCTATTACCAGATATTAGATTAAGAAAAAAAACACACGGATTTGAAAAATTACTAGGGTTTAATTTTGAAAGTTATAGGCAATTGGCTAATGAACAAATTATCAGGTTAGAACCTAGTTTAGACGGAATAGAATATCATAGTATCATTAAAATACTTAAAGGTAAAAAATGAAAATAGTTAAATTAACTAACAAACATACCAGCACCATTAGACATCTATTTAAACTACCGAAGTTTATGGGTGTTGAACATTCTAAAAATTATTTTATTGGATCAGAAGAAGACTTTTCAGAGTTTTATCACGAGTCGTTTATATCTACATATATGTCGGGGCTAAAAAATTACCATGCATACGGAGCAGAAAATGCCGCTGGCGAAATAAATTCTCTCATTGGATTTTACGAATCAAACGATGATGCAAGTTGGTATTGGAGTCATGTAAGAACTACAGGCAATAAACCTGCCGAAATTAAACTTATTTTAGATCAGGTAATAGCCCATAATGAAGAACAGGGCAGATATAAGTTCTACAGTATGTTTCCACTAAAGTACCAACATATCTACAGGAGACTTGCATTTAGTAAAACTAGCAATGAACGATATGATTACTTTGATGAATTCTATGTAAGTGAAAGACATCAATGCATGTTTACCTTGCCGTGGCAAATATTATATAATCGCACATTAGTTCCTGTAGATACTATTGTTCGATGCACGTTTTTAAAACAACAGTATCGAGCGGAACTTTTTAATGGTGGCCGCCTGTAACCATTAAATAGTAATATGTTTAAAAATATATCAAAATATTCTTGGTTAAGTTTTGTTCCCTTTGTATTAATAGGAATGGCCACTATCTGTCTATTAGCACTAGAAATTATACCGGTGTCTTATCTATTTTTAACATTAATTGGTTGGGTATTAATTGCAGGACTAGGAGTTGCAGTAGGATATCATAGGGTATTTTCGCATAATACTCATCCTAATCTTCCAACATGGAAAGAAAATATTATATTATTCTTTGGAGCATTGAGTGGTCAGGGGTCTAGTATAACATGGGCTGCAATACATAGAGGATATCATCACAGATATACTGATACTGAAAAAGATTTGCATAGTCCTGTCCGCGGATTGTATCATGCATTTTTTGGATGGGCTACGCTAATAACAGAAAATAATCCCGGAATTAATTTGAAATATGCAAGTAACTTATTACGCAAGTCTAATCATATTTGGTTTCATAATAATCAGATGCGCATACTATGGGGAGTTCCTTTATTGATTGCATTGATTGATTGGCAGGTAAGTTTAATGTTAATTTGCCTTCCGGTTTGTTTATCATTACTACAAGATAATCTAGTCAATGTGTTTGGTCATATAAAGGGTACTATAGGTTATAGAAACTTTGAAACTAAAGATAACTCGTACAACAATATGTTCTTTGGTTATCTAGGATGGGGACAGGGTTGGCATAATAATCATCATAATGATCCTTCTGCATTTAACTTTGGAGTTAAATGGTGGGAATATGATCCCTGTAGAATATTTTTACCTTTATTATAATGTCATTAATTAATCTTGGCAAATTAATTGATACTGCTAAATTTGAAAAATATATTACAGAAGCAGATAAATTAGAAACAGTAATTCATGTTTATGGCAGTGAGTTTAATATACCTGATTATACCTGCTGGATGGATTACAGATCATATCAAGGTAGGCCTAGAGATGAAAACTTTTTTGAAGGTACAATTAGTTTTACTCGTAACACTTTGAAAAATCCAATATTAAAAGAAATGGCAGAACAAATTGTATTAGCATTGTCAACTGTTATTACAATAAATCCTCGTAGGGTACATTTAATGAAAACTACCGGCAACATTTATAAACATAAAGACGAAGCTGGAAGATTGTCGTGTATTAATATTGGATTAAAAAATACAAATAGTGCAGTAACAAGAGTTAGTAATGACAACAATTGGAATACATTTGATACAGACTCTACAGAGTATGTATTGGAAGATGGTGTAGGTTACTTGCTAAACACCAATATATTGCACAGTGTTTCTGGAGATATTAATATTCCGAGGTATCTAATTACCTACGGATTCAATATACCGTTTAAAGAGTTAATTAAACAAATCGATATTCAGGTTTAATCGATAATCTATATACAGACAGTGTTTTATTGTATGGAGGATTTAATGCCTTTAATCCTATGTCTCCTATAATAGGTAAAACATAATCCCATTTTATATCTTCCACGCTTTGAATATGTTGTATAATCATTAAATCGTATTTGTTTAATACAGGACTATTATAACCGTAGTATCGTTTAATAGATTGTTTTATTCTTGTTTGTTTGGCGTTATCTCGAATAATAGCATACCCTTCGACACAATCTCGAGCTTCTCCGTTAATTACAATTTGTTCTAAAAATATTCCAGCAGTATCGATACACTTATTATCGTATCGTCTATTTTCTGGGCTGTTTAGCATAAAGGCATTTGAGAATGTCCAAACTGGCATCCGTTTCCAAAATGATTGTGTACATATACCGACACATACATTATCTGAATTAAATGCGCCAATAACATATCCTGTGGTTAATGTATCTTTAAATCTTTCTATATACACATCGTGGTCGATGAGAATACTGTACATTGTTGAATGTGCCCTAACACATTTTTCTATTATCTCTATATCGTTGATCGTTAAGTTTCTAGATGTTAAATTAGAATATGCTGAAGTCATAAATCTGTAATCGATGATCGTCCGAAGTTTCGGTATTTAAAAAATTTATAATTTCTTCATGAGACATATCGAATGTAGACGAACTCAAGAAGATTTCAGATCCAGCAGCAGTTTTAATCCCGTCTATTATAGTCATAATTTGATCCATTGACTCGTCGGTTATTATCATTACATGTTCTAGATTAGTTTTTGAATTTGTTAATGTTTGTTTAAATGCTATTATTGATCTATCTTCGATATTTGGAACAAATCTTGCCAATAAATTTTCACCAACCATACTTTTTATATAGTCGTTATATGATATACTACGGTTAACCACTTCGTTGGATATAGTTGTAACAATTTTTATAACCTTCATATATACTCCCTAATAAATATATTTATGATAATTGCAACTACTAATCAAACATTTCAATATGATGCAGAGATGACCCCATTAATTGAACCAGACAATGGTAATTATTGGGCAGTTAGATATGTATGGATACAACATTTAACAGATAATGATACGTTCCTAAAAAATTACTTTACGGGAAAAGACATTCCCGGAATGAATATTAGAAAATCTACTACGCATATTCAAGAATACTGGTATCAACATAATAAACTATTTGATATCAGCGGAAACAATGGTGATTTAGTTTGGCGTGTAAAAACATTGAACACTGTATCTCAAAGTATTGATTACATAGAAATATGGAAAACTCAAAAGATAGTTGATGATTATTTTTTACTTAATGAAGCTGATTCTGTTTTGCCTGATGGTTCATTATGGACAAAAGAAAATAAAATTAATCTAGACAAAGGAATTCTTGATACTGGATTTGTAGTAAGAAATTGGGTCCCTCACCAAACAATTTCTCGTCCGCAGGCAATGAGTTATTATAAACACTTTGTTCAACGAGCAATTTCAAAAGACAATTGCATAATCAATACCTTATTCAAGCCCGAACTTCATCTCGAACATCAGATCTAAATACTCCGTCTATTCTAATAGAAAAACTAAAATGGGGAACAGGATCAGTACCATGAAAATCCATTTCATTAAACCATACAAACTTTTTATCAGGATCTGCATAGAACTTTTCGTTAGTTCCTCCGTCCATTACATATACTGATTTACTATTAGATTTAGTTGTAAACCAAATAAAGTCGTCGTGTGTTTTATCTTTAGGATCTCCGTAATAATCATAATGCGGAACAGTTTGATTATTTGATTCTGTTATAAAGAAAATAACTCGTCCTATTTGTTCGAACGGTAATGTTTCTATGAATTGAACTAGTGTAGGAAAAAATTTAGAAACTTCAGTCCAATAACAATCTGCACCTACTGACTTATTCATAACTCCTGTCATTTCTACACGTTTATTGTCTCGTATACATAATGTCCAAAATGGGTGAGATACTGGTAGAAGTGCTTGGACAAATTTTATTTTTTCAGCAATAGTTACACATTTGTCAAATAAACTTTTTTCATATTCAGTAACATGTTTACCAATCTCTGCCATGTAAGGAGTAATTTCATTATTCAGCCAATCGACATGTACTCCACTAGATACAAATTTTTTATCCCACGGGCTTTGACTTAACCCATAACATATATCTGCGTGTAATTGTTCCCAGTTTGGTGCTTTTACATATTCATCTAAATAGAAAAATGGTTTCCTATTGCTACCTAATCCCTTGATTGCCATTGCATTTCCTTATTGTGGTCTAGGTTCGAATGATAAATCAAAAATCAAATGTTTCTGATTTATTGCCCAATTACAGATATCAAATATATAGTTAGGGTCCATTTTAGTAACTCCGGAGATATCTGAAACTTGATTAGTATCTACATATCCAGGTTTTAAATTTATAATTTGGGGGCGTGTTGTATTAAGATTTCTTAATTGTTTAACAGCTTCATCTAAAGAAATTTTATGAATAGCATATGGCCAGATTTTATTATGATTAACATCTGAAGTTCTGCTACCTATATTAATAATTATCTTGGCTTGTCCTTGCCACATATACCAAATTTTGTACAGTAATACAGTTTGTGCAAATCCTAATGTAGTTCTAATTTTTTGAGTGTCGTATGCATTGTTGATGAATATATCACAATCCTTAACAGCATCTACTATCTTATCAATTCCAAGATCTGAAGATATATTTGCAGAAGTGGATCTATTAAATCCGATTATCTTGTGCCCTTGATTCTCAAAACCTTTGGATAATGATTTTCCTATTCCAGATGTGTAACCGGTTATTGCTATTTTCATACCCGATTAATCTCTACTCCGGATTTTTTGAGGAAATTGATCCCCGCATCATCTCGATAGTTAGCACCATACCATACACGACTAATACCTGACTGATAAATGAGTTTGGCACAGTCGAGACAAGGCATGTGAGTAACAAATAGGTCAGCCCCGGCACCACCGTTGTTAGACTTTGCCAATTTCGCAATAGCATTTGATTCGGCATGTAATACTTCTGGTTTAGTTTTCAGTCCATAACGGACCTCACGTTGAGCACCTTCATGCCATCCTTCATAAGGATATTTGGCTTCAAATTCGTCTGGATCTAACCAGCCACCGGCACCTGCATCCCAAACCTTATCTTCACAGTTGTTATCCCACCCTGCAGGCATACCGTTATAGCCGTAACTAATAACACTGTCGTCTTTGACAATGACTGCACCTACTTGTAATCGTTTAGCATGACTTAATTGGGCAGTGCGGGTTGCCCAGTCCATGTATAGGTTTATGAACTTTTCTTTCATTTATATTCTTCTCCTGTTCTAGAATTGTAATTCTTATTCGGATCTATAAATTTAAATCCTTCCCAACCTGGCTCGCCTTCGGCTACTCGTAGCCCTCTATTAAACTCGCCTATGTGATTTACCATAATATCACCGTCAATTGTTTTTAACAATCCTGAACCTATATTATAACGTTCTTGCAGATAATTTGCAACAACACATTCTGATGGGTTGTTTCCTGTTGCCGCTAGTATGGGCTCTCTAGAAATCCATGCAGGGTATAATGCGGCCATCATCCAAAACCACGGAGTTGCTTTTTCGTATCTGTAATTGTTTAAGATAAGATCGTCGTCCTTACACATGACAGCTTCAGTTTCATAAGCATACCAATTGTTACGTTTTAACTGTAATTGAGATAAAGTCCTATCTTGTTTTAATATATCAATTAGGTCTACAATTTTAATTGGATGTACAATTTCTGCATCATCTTCTTGTTGCCATATATAATCGTAATTCCTATCTTTAATTAGTGTATAAAATTCTTGCCAAGTTTTTGTAATGCCTTGATTTTCTTTGTGTAATATTGTTTCATTGTAACCAAATGATTTAACAAGTGCAGTAATTAGCATATCATTTCTGCCCTTCGGATAATCATCAATAAAAATCTTATCCACTTCACATCCTTCAAAATCTAATTTAGTCTGTGAGGTTAGAGTCTTGGTTAGATATTGCAATCTATTGGTAGAAAAAATTACTTGACAAATCTTATAAATCATTAGTATCGTTCTGTGTTAAAGAAAAATGTTTGGAACAATCTTCCGTTCTGTAAATTATCACCAAAGTAATCAATACTAGCGTGGAATAGGTCACCACGATATATAACTAGCCTATTGTATTTGTTACCAACAACATCAAATTTATCCCATTTGGTATAATCATATCCTTCAAAGCTATCGTCTACTCTATTATGTAGTCCGGTAGCTTTATGTCGATACAATGCAGTACCACCAGTATGGGGGGCATCTGGAGTTAGATAACATACTGCCGCCCACATATTGTTATGGTCGGCATGGATCCATGTTCTATCCGATGCTGTGGCAATTTGAAAAGCTCCAGTATATGATGTACCAGTGTCGTAGTTCATCCAGTCAGTTACTTTTCCTGCAAACTGCATATTGAACTCTATTGCTTCCTTAACATCATCAGTAAGAAACGGCTGTGTTCTTGTACCGGGATAGTTTCCGCGAACACTAAATTCCTGTGATAGTGCAAAATTTCTAACCGAATCAGGGTTGGCATAAAAATTGTCAACAATTATTAAACTTACATTCATATTAATATCTCTTAAAATGACCAGAAGCACCGTCCCAACCATAGACAATCCAGTCAGTTTCTATGATATCTTTTTCGTAAGGTCTTGTAAAATAATAACTCAATGTTTCTATATCCATATGGCTCATGTTAGATTGTCCTAGCATAGTAGATGCAGCAGTTAGAATATCTAAAAATGTATTATTATGTTTTCGGCCCCAGCCATATAATACAGAACAGTATTGTCTTAAGGTATTATCACCTTGGTTTTCTCTGTTATCTACTATGCTGTAATTCCAAGAATCATCCCAATCCCATACATGCGGCTCTTTATAAAATATTTTATCTGTATTATATTTGTTAAAAATATCAATATCGAATGTTCTGTCTATAAAATAACGGCCACTTAATTTGATTGTGTAGTCAAACTGATCTAATTCTTCTTTATATTTTCTTAAAAATGAAGACATGATCAAACATTCGCAATAGCTCTTATTAGGATGTGTGTTTACTGTGTCGACAATCTCTGGAAATTGATCTCTAATACTAATGAATTTTAGATTTTTTTGATAAAGGAAAAATACTTTGTATGTGATCCAATTTTCACTTATATCTAAAATATAGATTGTGGTATCCGGATCTGACCTTAAATCTAGGGCCGCAACAGTTGATATTGTTTGTCGCAATCTTTCTTCATTAGAAAAATAAGATCTTACAGGATTATACGTTAATGGATAGTTGTTATCCACGTCGATTGCGCTGGTTACTATAAATGCTTTTTTCATTATCTATAAAAATTTGATTGTGCAATTTTTTTGAAATATTGATCCAGCTTTTTATGCACTACTGAATCTTCATAATTTGTCATGGCCCAATCGTAGCAATCTTTGGGATTGATTGAATCTATGTTGTTAATGGCATTAACAAACTCTCTAAACTCTCTACAACGGAAACCTGTCTTGCCTTGTACTACTGTTTCTGTAAAGCCGCCCCAGTCCGTTGTAATTGCCGGAGTGCCGGAGAAGTAACCTTCTACTACCATATTGCCAAACGGTTCAACATAGTATGTCGGTCCTATGATAGCACAAGCCTTGGACATTAATTCACGTCTTTGATCTGCATTACACAGACCCGCCACTTCTACATGTTCGGGAATTGTTTTATATCCGATATCAGATAATTCTCCACTGCCCGCAATTATTAATTTTTTACCAGCGACTTTAGTTGCCTGAATTGCAATATCCAATCCTTTTTCAGCAACTACTCTACCAAAGTAAAGAAAATAATCATCTTTATTTTCTGTGTAATCAAATTCGCTAGCAGTAATACCATTAGGTATAACAGCATCAAACCAACTGGGATTTGGTTCCATTTTTCTTTCACCGTAAAACATATGCATCTGTGCATATGAAGTGAATACTCTGTAATCAGAAAATACAGCAGCAGTTGTATAACCAATTCCTGGTTCAATTGCTTTGAGATCTTTATTGCAGTTGACAGCCCCCTGATTCTCAATACCGTACATACATAAAATTATGTCTCCGGGTTTTTTACGTGATGCAATTGCCTGTCCTGCACGTTGATTATATTTGTTAATATTAACATTTTTATCAGGATCTATTTCCGCCAAGCATCGTACAGTGGGACAACTTACCTCACTGCCTACAATATCGTAATGAATACAATCCCACCCCATTTGGGTCATGTAGTTAATCATCTTAATTGTAGAGATGGAAAACGGATCCATTCTATTTTTTACGTGTACTGGGCTGTAGGGACTTGATAGAATGTGTAATGTTGTCATATAACAGTAATTATACTTTTTTAGTATAGAGAAATCAAGTCTTGAGTAAATGGTCGGTCCTAGAGGAATCGAACCTCTATCACAGGCTTCGGAAACCTGTATTCTATCCATTGAAATAAGGACCGATTTATTCTTTAAATCTCAAACTGATTCCTAATTTTTCGCCTTTAAATTTACTGGTACAATGTATATTTATAGGGTCATCTGAAGGCACAGCCAAAAAAATAGGACCCGAAGGTCCTATTCTAGCAGGATGATTGTAACCATATATTTTATTTTCTGGTCGCCCTGTCCCCTGTATGCCGGTTCAGTTACTGCGACCCTATCAACGATTCACGTTGCCTATCTAGTAATTGTGTCTGCTACTAGCAACATAGTATGTCTTTCCATACTGTCATCTATTCCTTCTGCGTCTGGTTTCCCAGTACAGTATTGCTACTGTGTTTCACAACCACTTTCTATAGCGTTAGCTTGAGTAGTTTAATACTGCTGTAGTCATCCTTTGTATAACAGGCTAGTTGTCTACTTTGAGTTTATATCGGTGTCAATATCGAAACACACCTATCTTATATCCATATATGCCCGTAACCTTCAAAGCCTTTCGGCTTCAGCTATTGACATAGATACAAGCAATTAATGTTATTGAATTTTGCTGAACCTAGCCTTACAACACTATTTATAGAACGCTGTAGCGATCTACATCAACAGTGGCCAGCATGATACCATATGGAGTCATGTCAGTACCCGATAGGACACCTTTCATAACTGCAGGACTAAACCCGCTAACCAATGCGGTACCTTGCTTGTCGAACTTAACAGGGACATTGTCCTTGGAGTTTAAGTTCCAGAAAACCACATTTGGTACTTCGTATCCTGCATCCTTATACTTACGCTTGATCATCTGCATAGCAGAGTCATCGTGCTTGACGCAAGCGTCAAATTGCATGTCAGACAAGATCAGCAAAGTCTTTGGCATGTTGTCTTCCGACACACTACCCTTAACAGCGATACGTAGAATTTCTTCAAACGCCGCATGTAGGTCGGTGTTCATGCCCCAGTCACTAGAGTTCATTTGTGCCATCTTCTGGCTCAAAGTTCCCTTAACAACTTGTGCCTTTGGCTTTGCACTAAAAGTCAAGAATGTATCCTTGAATACACCTGTGTTCTTGTCAGCACAATACAGACCCAACGACAAGGCAATGTCGATACATTCCAAATTGGCGTTTCCACCAACTGCACATTGCATCGAACCGCTAACGTCAACCAGAGGCATGACACTAGCATTGCCGATGTAGTTTGGCAGGCTTGCCCATTGAGCATCTGCAACTACACCATCGCCACCATGCCGCAAGGTCTTGATGACATCGTATGGGTAAACAGCACTGGCGTTTACCTTGTCTGTACCAGCAGTCAACCGAGCCTTGTAAGCTTCGTATGATGTCTTGGCGTTCTTGGCAAATGCCTTGTTGTAACGAGCCGAAGCCAGCGATGGCAACTTACCGAATTCGATAGAATCCCAGTCCTTTGCACACATCTTGCTTTCAACAACATTAGTCAACGCAACCAAACTCTTACGGTAGAACTTTGGAGTCATACCATAGAAGTTGCGGATTTCAACCGCAATTGGTCCTTGACGAGGCATCCACTTGGCACACAGACCGTTGCGCTCACGCAGTGCATTACCGATTAAGGTATATGCCATGTGCTTGAACTTTTCAGTCTTGAACACCAGCAAGTCGTCCCAACGGCCGAACTCGCTCACGAAAGGAAGAACTGATTCCAGTGTTGCTGGATGCAACTTTTCCAGATGCACTAGGACATCACGAAAGAGCTGACGTTCACCGGCACCACCACGAACATCACGTGACCAAAATGCAATCTTCATTGCTAGGTCACTGTCTTCTTGGAAAGCCTTTTCGAAGTCTGCGGTTACAGACTTACCGCGGCTGGCACCAATCTTGTAGAACAGGTCTACAAGAGCATTGCCCGAATGAGCTTTTGCCTTCATACCGTTTTCGGTACGAGCTACCTCTGGGGTAGACTTAACTGCTTCAGCGAATGTAGTCATCTCTTTCTCCTTTCGTTAAAATGACAGGATGCTTTTTTTTACTATAAGAAAAGTATAAAAATTGCTGGAAGCATCCTAAATAAGTAACTATTATACGACAGTTTTGCAGATCTGTCAACTGTTTTTTACATTGTTGGACCGTTCCCGGATTTGAAACCCACTGTGCCTCCCTCTGCTTCAATCCGTTTGATAACATCTTCAAAGAGTATTGGAGCAAAATCTGTAGTTTCAACACAAACACAGTGATACCTAGGATCAATCTCATCGCTGTATAAAATTTCTCCAGTTCGGGCATCAACACCTCTCGCCTTCATAACTCTGTTGGCGTGTAAGTGTCCGTGTATGTTACAACCAAAACGGCCAAGGCTTGCTTCGTGGACAGGAATATGACTTAAAATAAGTCCATTCATAACATGGTATGCTCGTAATTCTCTAAAGTGTTCACGATAATCCGTGTCCTTAAAGATATCATGGTTACCACGGATTAACACCTTGTCACCGTTTAAGCGGCGCATGATTCCTAAAGCCTTGCGGTTAATAACAACGTCACCTAAATGGTAGACCTTATCTGTTGGCTTGACTCTTTCGTTCCAAGCCTTGACCATAGCTTCGTCCATTTCCTCTGAACTGTCCCATGGACGAAGTTTTGTAACGCCATCGTTACGTGTGAAGCGACATACCCCCATGTGACCGAAGTGCGTGTCGCTGACTAAAAATACACTAGGCATACATCTCTCCTTTCATTTAAAATAATTATAACATGGTTTTACCATTTTGTCAAATGGCATTCCAAATTTCCTTAAACCCTTCTTCTTCTGAGGGCATTTCAAAACTAGCCAACATTCCTTCTATTACAGCATCCGGAATTTCTTTTCCTGGACGGCTGGCTAATCGACGTTTTAATTCGAGCCTCGACGGTGTTTCAAATACCACAGCAATATGTTCATAGTCAGGTAACATGTTAAATTTACGCAGACGACTTGTTACGGTGGTACTGGTTTGATCCCAGATGATGTCTCGACCTGCTTCTCGAGCTTTGACAACATCGCCTGCCATTAGATTAACACATTCAAGCATGACCTCGGTAAAAACTTCACTGTAGGTTTTGCCCATATCTTTGGCAAATTTTTCAACATAGACATCGGTGCTGATATACGCACAGTCGCCTGCCCAATCTTGATTAGCTACCCAGGTACTTTTACCAGAACCAGGCACTCCGACCAATTGATAACATTTAGGCATTAATGTACCGCTTCCTTAACATTGATTTCACACTCGATTACCCAATTGTTAAATTCGGTAAACTTGTTTACTTCTACACCTAGGCCAACTGCTTCGTTTACAAAATGCTGTAATAGTACATTATACAATGCATCGGGCATTGTGTCTTTATCAAATTTAATCTTCATTCTTCAACTCCAAAAATCTGAATCAGCATACTATTCTCGCCAGCATTGTGATGCCGACCTTTTGGGATATCACCCAAACTCACATTTTCAATCCATGGCATATTATACTCTCACTCTTTTTGTTTGGCCAATACGGCTGGCTTTATTCCAATCGTATGCAATACCATCTGGGCATAGGCCGTTCTTGACAGTGTCCACTCCAAAGATACCACAGACTTCGAAGTCTGGCCCCTTGATAGTTACAAACATGCCCACAGTTTTGGCAAATGCCATTGCTTCGTCTAGTGTCGGACATACATTCAGTGTAAGTCCTATTTTGCTTATTACCTTATACATGTATCTATTATACTTTCTTTTTGTGAATTGGTCAAGAGAAAACCTCACCGTAGAACTATGTTCCATTGGGTGAGGCCGTGTTATTGGTGATAGTTATTGTTGTGTCGGGAAACTATCAAACCCCGTGAGCGCAGCCCATCCTGTTTTCGCGCCAGCGGAGCCAGAATATGGATACAGGTCTGGCCAATTTGGAGCGGGTACCGAGAATCGAACTCGGATGTATTGCTTGGCAAGCAATCAGGTTACCTTTACATCATACCCGCGATGTTTTATTTATAGACTGATTTAATAGATATATTAAATACTGATATGCAATTAAAAAATATTTACCCAGAATGGATTACCGAGTGTTATGTTTCTTATGATGAATTAATGTCTTGGGACAATGTACTATGTAAACAGTTACTAAATGAAAGAGTAATGTTAATTTTTAAAGGATTAGGTCCTAATCTAACTGACGAACAATATCATGCATTTGGCGAAAAGTTTGGAAAAAATTGGGGAGCCGATACATACAAATTATTGAGAGATAAGACTGTTAAAAATATTGATACTTTTCCTGTTAGTTATTTTCAAACAGGAAATAATAAATGGGGCGCAGATCTTATGGAGTGGCATAGTGATATGGCACACATGGATGAAATAAGTTTCCCATCAAGATCATTATATATGGTAAATCATACTAGAAACAAATCAGGTTCGACAAGTTGGTTAAATTTAGAACTAGCTTGGAGTCAATTCTCTGAAGAGGAGAAATTAGAATATCAAGATGTTTCTGTAGTACAACAAAATTTATATGTACCGCATACAAGATTACAAACTTTTCCATTTTTAAAAATAAATCCAAGAACCGGAAAGGTAAGCCCTAGAGTTAACTGTTATGTATATCCGTCAGTTAGTGAAAGAGCCTGGATACATCATATTGAACATAATGGTATTCCCGGTAGCTTTGAATATAATCACAAGTTTATACCACATGTATATAATCAATGTATGTCAAAATCTAATACACTTTATACACATCATTGGGAAACTGGCGATCTATTAATATATGATAATTTTGGTACAGTACATTCTAGAGAAGCTGTTACGTTTGATGAAGATGAACCTGATAGGTTATTAAAACGCCTTACTATCAATATCTAATTTATTTTTTAAAAGAAGATATCATACGTTTATATTCTGAAATATATTCAGATTCTTTGATCCACCAATATGAATCTCCATTGAGCGATCTACGCAAGGGTTGCAGAGCTTGGATTCGAACCAAGGATGGCAAAGGCTTATGAGACCTCGCTGGTGACCAGACCCTCTCTGCGATATGTGTTACATACTACTTATCTCATTGTACTCCGTATGTAAGGGAGAGTTCTAAAATTGGTGGACACAAGTTTTGAGGACGGCCCGTTAGTAGATCACTACCACCTGTTACATTGCATGATTGTACTATTGCTTGCCCAAGGATTTACCGCGGTACCTTGCGACTCATACTGGCGAACGTAACCTCGCCTCTGCTCTTGGTGGAGGATAACAGAATCGAACTGTTATAAACAGCTTGCAAAGCTGCCGTAATACCATTATACTAATCCCCCATAACTTGGTCTCCAGTGTGGGATTCGAACTCACATTATTCCTCGTCCCAAACGAGGTGCCATAACCAGGTTAGGCGAACCGGAGATTAAACTTGGTACATCGTCACGGACTCGAACCGCGGACCCCCTGGATGTAAACCAGATGCTCTAACCAGACTGAGCTAACGATGCAAAATATGGAGCGGGCGAAGAGTCTCGAACTCTCGACATTCAGATTGGAAATCTGACGCTCTACCAACTGAGCTACACCCGCATACTTTATTGAAACACACTACTGTGGATCTTCCCTAAATGCTTACTGAATTTTACAGTCGGGT